TCATTTGATGCTTTTCAGGGGCGTAATGGGGGCGGTTGCCAATTTTCCATTCAGCATCTCAACCTGATCCCCGTCGAATTCTTTTATCCAAGATGAATAGACGCGATAGACCATTTGCGCATCTTCATGCCCGAGCTGGCTGGCGATAAATGTAGGGTTTGCACCCGCAGATAACGCCCAGCACGCAAAAGTATGCCGGGTCTGGTAAGGCGTCCTTCTGCGAATTCCGCTTTTACTCACCGATACATCCCACCGATCGCTTATGGACTGAGTGGAGAAATACCTGCCTGGCTGACCGTAACGTAAACCCGGTACGAAAACGAAACGGTGATTTTGGATCTCGGTTTTCCCGTACTCTCTGAAATGCTGAACAATCTCTGTAATCGCTAAATTGCCGGTAACTGAATGCTGGGCTTTCAGCGCTTCGAGAGCCGGGGCAAGTAGGGTGATGATGCGATCACCCGCGAGTGTTTTAGGCGGAACAAAATCCCCCCGGCCTGTCAAGTTTCTCCTGATATGAACCGTGCCTGCATTTAAATCAACATCGTCCCATGCAAGCGCCGCAATTTCCCCGTGACGCAGACCTGAATTAATGGCGAACTGCCACATATTTCGATCCTGTCCGGTTATCGCCAGTATGAGCGCGGCATATTCATCTCTGAGAAGAGGGTCTGGTTTGGTGCGATCCTTATGTAGCTTGGGAATGTACTCGAACGGCTTATCTTGTATGAATTTGCTCCTGTGGGCATAGCGAAGAATCTGACAGGTCAGGGATATGTAGTCATTGACCGTGTTAACACTGCGACCGACTTTCTTTCTTTTGTGGCCATCTGCGTAAAAAGTTTCTCCCCGCAGTAGTTCTTTGCGGTAGTTCATCATGTCGCTGTGTGTGATATCGGCTATAGGTGTCATCTCGCCGATAATCCTGTTCATTGTCTTTAGCTGGGCGAGAACGCGTGCCATAGTATTCTTTGAGATATCTTCTTCTTTTGCACCCAACCAGAGTGCGACTAACTCTCCCCATGTTTTTGCTACACGTGTGGAAGTAAATTTTTTAACCGCATTTGATTCTGGAAAACGAAGCGCGTAATCGAACTCGCCCAGCTGGATCTCGCTCATGATCAGCGCCCGCAGGCTGCCGGCTTTTCTGATATTGGCATTATTGACTACCCAACCCTTCAGTACCTCACGACAACGCTTGCCACGGAAGGTGAAGGTGATACGAATTTTTCCATTATGTATTTCAACACCCGTTGGGTAATTCATTACGATTCCTGTACCAGCTGATTGATGCGCGGATAGTTGTACCAGATGATCCCTCGTTTGGTTTCTTTTCCTGTCATTGTGACTTTTTTGAAGTGAACACCTTCCACCCATGTTCCATGTCGATGCTCTTTGATCTGCCGGTTACTCAGGCCGGTTTTTTCGGCCAGTTTTAACTCGACAACCCATTCTTCGTTAAAAATAACCTGTGCCATAGTTGCTCCATGGCGGCAGACATGAGTATATCCACGCCCGCCGCAGTGAGTTGATAAATCGATATCAACAGACGATGGCCCGCAACCGCCGCATGCCTGTCATTGCCGTGGCTACATAGCTGGATTTGCGGTTAACCACTTCCACAATCACTTTTGTTCCCTGTACAGCCACCGTATAGGTGGATTTTGTTTTCTGAGGACCGTAATCGCCGAATCTGGTTACGTGTTCTGCCAGCGCTGCATTACATGCCTGCCGTGCAATTGGTGATGATTTGCTGCGATTGATTAGTCTCATCAATAACCGGGAGGGCGAACCCTCCCGCCTCCCTTAGCCGACATACTCAGGTTTCATATCCAGCAGCGTGATGCTGAACTTCTCGTACAGTTCATCGCCCAGATGACGTTTCGCCGCCGTCAGTGTTTTCTCAACGGCCAGGAATCGCTGATCTGCATCCGGTTCATCCGGCTGTGGCAGGGAGTTGATCGCTGCTTCGACTTTGTTGCGCGCGTCCACCAGGTAGTAGCGCTTCACGGCTTTGTTTTTCAGCTCAGTGAACAGTGTGGAACCCAGGGTGGCTTTTGCGGATTCGATATCTACACGTACCGCTTTCGCACCATCGACGTCTTCGGCAGCTTCAATGCGGTCCCGGAATTCGTCTGCAATGGCGTCGACGTTAACCGTGGATTCCCGCGCGCTGGTGGTGGTTGTTACGTTGTCACCTGAGATTTCAGCCAGACTTACCCGCGCTGGCGCCGGGTTTATCTCTTTCTCGGTGCGCTGCTCCACCTCATCAGGCGTATACACGCCGAGAACAACCGCTGGGCAGTAGAGACGCGCCCAGTACTTCAGTGCCAGGTAAGCGATCTGCTGTTTCGGGTTTGATATCCACAGCGGCGAATTGCGGGTAATCACGCTGGAAAGGAAGACCGGTTCTCCCCAGGTGATTTCACTCTCGCCGCGGATGACCGCACCCACGCGAACCGACAGGCCCTGTTCGTCGGCGCTGGACCAGCCGCGTACCATTTCTTTCTTGTCGTACGTCCCGCCGCCTTTCGCTGGCTTCTTTACGATCTCTTCACGGCTGCTGGCGCATTTCGACCAGTCGCCTTCGTACTCATAGTGGAAGCGGCCCACGATTGCGTTTGAGCTGGAGATCACCGCGTTGACCAGCTGCGCTTCGTAACCCAGTACGCCGTTGACCAGGTGCGTTTTCTGCGCCACAGCGTAAGGGTTCATGCCCCACTGCATGGCCTGCATGATGATGGCCATGCAGTCGGCTGGGTTACCGCGAAGATGTTCAGGAACCGTAACGGCGGCCTGCGCCATCAAACCGGCAACGGCCTGCAGCTGGGTTAACGCCTGAACATTGAAAATGGCATTGCTCGCTGAAATAGTGTTTGGTGTCTGTTGCTCAGCGTTCACGATATTCATGTTTTCCATCGTCATTCCCCTTATGCCTGAGTGCGCAGCGCTTCAAGGCGGCGCAGGTCGAAGTCGTTCAGTTCGTCGGTGTAGTCTTCGGTGATCGGCGCTAGCCACTCGCCAGTGTCGAACGCGTTTGCGATGCGGTTCATGGTCTGGCGATACTCCAGCATCCCCAGCTCAATCAGCTCTTCGCTGGCTTCAACGATAGCGATCCAGTGGTAGCCCTCGTCTTTGTTGACGAAAATCCAGAAGAATTGGTCCAGGGCAGCGGTCTGCATATACATGGCCGCGCTCAGGTGATAATCGCGGTCGATGATTTCACGGTGCAGGCGGGCGCGCAGGCCGGACTGCTTTACGTTCCACATGCTGATGGTTTTCAGGTCAGCGCCGACCCGCACGCCGTCGATGTCGATTTCCAGGTCCGGGCGCACGCGGATTTCCAGGCCGGTCTCTTCGTCGATACCGAAATAGCTCGTCTCAACAGCGCGGTCAGGGTGCAGCAGCAGTTTCCCGGCGGTCGGATGCTCATGCAGGGCTTTCTGAATGGCCAGCGCTGTTTCCATCTGCTGGTGAGTCACCAGAATCTTGTCGCCCGGGTTATCGCGCCATGCATCCAGCAGTTCGTCAGCAAATACCGCATCAGGCTTAATGGACTTCACAGCCTGGATCATCTCCGCTTTGGTTCCGGACACTTTCAGCGGTGCCGGTTTCTGCGCTTCCTGCGCCACCAGGTCAGGATTAATGATCGCCAGTTGCTCGAGCATCGCATCACGACTGCCGCTGGTTTTCACCGGCGCGGGCAGGGTGGCGTTGTACTCCTTGATGCAGGCCTTCATCGCGACAGCGGTCTGCTTCTGGTCTGCCTCGATACGCTGGTACTCAGCTGGCAGCGTCATATAGCTCTGCGCTGTCTCTTCCAGGCCGCCGCCCAGCGGCACCGGTGCGGGCAGGGTGGCGTTGTGCGCCTCCAGCAGGGCTTTGATATCTTCAGCGCTGAGTTGCGGTGCCAGGCTGGCGTTATGTTCGTCGATAAAGGCGCGCAGGGTCGCTGCGGTGGTGAATGCTCCCTCCGGGATCACCGGCTCCACGCTGAATTCTTCGTCGAGGTTTTCCGGCTGCAGCGCCAGCGCATGCACCAGGTTGCCCATATCCAGCACTTTGGACTGCTCGCGGGAAATGGTCTTTTCTACGTGGCGCGCATTGAAATACATCAGCGATACACGCGCATCCTTCACCATGGTTGAGCTGATACCGTTCGCAGCGTGGTAAACGTTATTCGGTAACCCTTCATAACGGCCTGGTTCGAAGAAAGCCGGGTATTCTGGCGCTGGTGGCTCCTGATGCTCTTCTGGCTCGATCTGATTCACTTTTTCGACGTTTTGATGCGCAGGATCGCCATTCTGATGCGCATTTTCCGGTTTTTGCTTCACATTCTCCTGATCATGATTCGCCAAACTCGGCGCTGCGGCAGCGAAAATTTCTGATGGCGTTACGGCATCTGCCTGCGGATGATCTGCATCAGCGCTTTCGCCTGCTGAAACCGGTGTACCAGCCGGGATTTCGTTACTGACAGCCTTTTCCATCTGCACATCTTCGGTAACCTCCAGTTCTTCGCGCAGGCCTTCGGCCATTTCCTGATAAGTGGTGTCGCCCGTTACCGGGCCGTTGTCCGGATTAGCCGGGGTATTACCGGTCAGCCCTTCGATGGAGAACACTCCAGCGCCGAGGTTTTCAACCTTAGGCTGTGCGGCTGCTTCTTCAGCCCGGCGGCGCGCCCCTTCTTCCCGCACGCGCTGTAAGTTCTCTTCGTGGGTACAGAAGGATTTACGCGGCGTTTTATCCCATTTCGGATCCGCCGGGTCGCTGATACCCTCAACATATTCGCCTCGGTCAGCGGCCAGTTGTTTATCCAGGGTTTCACGGCTGAATTGCGCAGCCTCTACAGTTGCAGCATCTGGCTTGTCGTGCTGGTGTTCTTTCAGGTTTGCGCTGATGTAGGTTTGCAGGCTGACCGGGAAGTGATGGACGTTCTCGGCGGCGCCACGGATCAAGGCAAAAATAGCAGCGCGTGAATAGTCCAAGATGCCCGCAGTTTTGCGCAGCGCGGCTGACCATTCCCTGAACGGGCTTTCTTTTTTCTCAATGATTTCTCTGGCGCGGCGATGGATTGCCCCAGGCATGTTGTAAATATCGAAATCCATCGGCAGCGTCGCGGCTGCAATTTCAATATCCAGCGTATCCAGGGTATGCGCATAATCCTGGCTGCGATCGGTCACTATGCCGCCGCCAGCGTTCGTGCCGGTGTCGGTGCGCTGGATAGCGGCCATGCGGTTGCCTTTGGCCCACTCTTTGACCAGCAGCCCGCGATCGATGTACGCCGTTTCGCTCCATGTCTTCAGGAACTGCAGCATCACGCCCAGCTCGGGTGTTTTACGGTCCTGCGGGAACACCTGTTTAACGGCGTCGGTCAGTTTCCACAGTTCATGCTCTTTAAAATCTTTGAGGGCAGGGGTATTTTCCGAAGCCAGCAGCAGGTTCTGGACGTAGGAGTTATCGACATCCATTTCCAGCTTAATAACTTCTTTCTTCTGCTCGGCAGTAAGGTGATAGGCGTACTCCTTTTCAGAAATGAACTGTGAAAGCAGGCGATGGCGGAACGATAGCGTGGCAACGGTATGCAGCTCAGGGAGTTGTTTGTCGCGAAATTCCTGAACTATTTTAGAGGTCGCGGTATCGGTATGATTAATTTCACCCCACCCTCTAACGAGCTGGGAACGATCACCCGGTTCAGCTTCCACCCAGGCTGTGATAAAACCGTTAATGGCGCTTACTTCGTGGTTCTGATCCAGTGCGAATAATTCTTTTACGGCCTGAATGAGTTTCCACTCAACATGCGCAGACAGTTCATCTATGCCTGGTACTTCCCGGCAGGCCTGCAGCAGGTTCTGGATATAGAGATTGTTTTCGTCGGCTTCGGCAGCGCCAATCTGTACGTGCTGAGCTTCGCTGATTTCTTTTTCCTCAGTGTCGTTAAACAGATGAGCAATCAGGCGCTGCGGCAGGCGCAGGCGCGCTACCGGGCGGAGCAGTTCAGGGACGTCAGCAGCCGGCGCACTGGCATGACCGGTAGTGTCCGCCAGCTGCGCGCGCTCGTCATGGATATTTACGGATTCAGCCGGTTTCGCTTTTGGGAGCCAGGTACGCCCGTCTTCCTGTAGTTCGTAACGATCACACCAGGTGAAGTCGACGACGCCTTCTTCCGGCAGATCATTTACCACCGGGAAATCAGTCAGGACAGGAAGCTGGTAATCATGGCCGCGGCCCACTTCGATTTCAGCATCTTCGAGAATAACCTGCGCCTGCAGCTTAGCGCGCGCCTCGGTTTTGGCGGTGAACCAGAAAATGCCGTTTGGCTTTTTCGACTTCTGGCTGGCCTTTATCAGATTGAAGAATTCCATACTGTTTCTCATTTTTGGGTGTTAAAATCCCCGGGCCATTGATAGCGCCCATTGGGTGTTATTTTGGTTTTCCATATTTCCAGCGTGCTTTGGTCGGTCCGCTGGACGTAGAACCCGCTTCGGCGGGTTTTTGCGTTTATGGCTCGTGAGCCATCTGATCGTGCTCGGCGCACCGCTTAGAGCAGTACTGCCGTTCTTCGCGGGCAAGCATGTTGCCGCGCAGTAAAAGCAGGGTGCTTTTCACTTCGTCGCCAGGCTGAAGAGGACTTTTGCAGTAGGCGCATTTCGCACCGATAGTTTCCTGACCATGAATCATCGGATCCCCCCAGCCATTCAGTAAAACTTCCACAAGACAATCGTTGATACGTGTGGCGCCGCGCATGGTGCGCAGGTAAACGTATTTGCCGCGAACCGCTGACACATTCCAGGTGCGCCCGTCGTGCTTTGCTAGCATTCCCGGTGCCACGCACTGGCGAATGATGTGCATCGTGCCGTAGTGTTGATTAACCATCTCACCCTCTGCCGTTATCGCCCGGCTGGCGGAACGTTTGTAAACCTGCTGCGTGTTAATGACTCCACCTCATCCCGGTATTCGTATGCTCCGGGCAGCTACTTCGTGGGCGTCCTGCCTTGGTGGTCGTTACTGCGTTTTGATGTGGTTAGTATTATCGATTCAATCGATAGCTGTCAATTTAAATTGATGTTTAAATTTGTATCGGTTGTTGTAATCGATATAGAGGGGTTTTTGAGACATAAAAAAACCCGCTCAAGGCGGGTTGGTCAGGAAGGTAATGCAGGAGGCGCTAAACTTTTCCAATCACGTGTTTTTCAGCCCAAGCCTTCATCTCATCTATACGGTTTTGATAAATTCTGAGCATGTTTTCGCGATCATTTGGTAGAAGCATGTCATACAGCATAAGCATTCGCTTTTGGTCTTCAGTGAGGTCAGGTAATGCTGAGTATCCTTTGCTCAGCGCGAGCTCATCTTCATCGGTCATAAAAAACCAATAAAGCGGACGGCCTGTTGCTGCTGGCAACTGCTCTAAGATTTCTGCGCGCGGCAATATGCCTGCAGAACACCAACCATTAACGGATTGAGCTTTAGCGCCAACTCGTCGACCAAGTTCAGCCTGTGAAATTCCAAGTTCGTTAATAGCCTGCTGAAGACGTTTTCCGAAGTTCATTACCCATCCCATTTACCTGTCTGCACAACAAGGAAATCTGCTGGCTAGCAATCAATTATACAGATTTTTTCTGTAGGTTATGAATATCGATATAATTTGACACTATCGATTTAATTTGCTTTTATGTCGCCATAATCAACTACAAGAGAAGCCTCCATGAAGTTACGCATCCAACGAAAACTATTATCCGTTTGCAGCCAGGCAGAGCTGGGGAGACGCCTTGGTCGCCGAGCTCAGACGGTTAATGGCTGGTTCAAAAACAAAGTTCCGGGTGAGTTAGTTGTGAAGGTTGCACGTGCCATTGACTGGAAAGTCACTCCACACGAACTGCGCCCCGATCTATACCCCAACCCAACCGATGGTCTTCCGAAACAGGAGTAACCATGCAATCACTTCACTTTCAACAGAGTACCGGAACAATTCCGATAGCGATGATAAATCGTTCTCAGGCGAAGCCCGAGTTTACCCACCAGCAGCTTCGTGCGGCTGTTCGTGCATGGGCGGCTGCAATCGATAACCAGGACGTGGTAGCCGGATTGATTGTTGAGGAATATCAACTCAGCGGCGGCGGCCTGGAGTTCCCGACTGAAATCAACCGCCAGCGCCAAAAGCTATTCCGCTGGCTGGACGGCGACACCGCTTACGCTCGCGACAACATTTGCGAGTTAACCCCGGCAATTCTGAATGTTCTTCCGCTCGAGTTTCGTACGCGGCTTATTCCTCAGGAAGACATCCTTTCGCGCGTAGCGACGGCGATGAAAGAGTGCGCAGAAGCTAAACAGGCCGTGCTGATGAAAGCGCCTGAACATCAGAAGCTGAAAGAGGTGAGCGAGGGGATCGCGTCGTTGTTTCGCCTGATGCCCGAGCAGGTCGGGCCGCTGATGACGATGGTCACCTCAATGCTGGGCGTCATGTAACCGGGGCTGCTTATGAACCATGAGCAATTTATCGAGAAGCATGTCCGCGAAGAGCTTGTTCGCCTGGGTTTTCCGGTGCCGGTGGCTCAGGGGGGGGGGGCATTCCAGGCCGTGGATTTATACCGGCGCATGTCTCAGGCAAGCCGCAAAGGGAAAATTTTCGATGATGTTTTACGACATGCGAAGTCGTGGGCAGAGAAACAAACAACCTCAGCCGACAGGTTCGAAGAAAAGCGCGTTAAGCGCACCGAACAGCGGGGGCTGTTCTGAAAGGGTGAAGACCGTGCTGGTGGAACAGCAACGGCCTTCGGGTGCAATAACTGGAAGCGATTGCGAGGTCATTATGACAAAGGCCAATTTAAATTACCAGGCGCGGGAGGCATAGCTATGTCGAATGTCGCCTACGCCAATTTTGCGGCGCATTCCGCCGCCAGGAGCAACCGGATGGAAAACCAGAAGACCGGATTCATCCCGTTGTACCGGAGTGTGCTTAAACAACCCTGGTCTAAAGATGTTTTCCTGCGAACGCTGTGGGACAACCTTCTGCTGAACGCCGCCCGACAGCCGTACACAGCGAGTTTTAAGGGGCGTCAATGGCCACTGCAAACCGGACAACTGGTGACCACCTCAGCCGATCTGGGGCTGAATCTGTGCGACCGTAACGGAGAGCCAGCGAGCCGCCATGCGGTGGATCGGATGCTCTCATTTTTTGAGAAAGAAGGCATGATTTCCACCGCCGGTGAACGTCGGAAAGGCACGGTGATCACTATCACAAATTATGCACTGTACGCTCAAAAAATAGACAATTTGCCCGCGCATAAAGCCGAGCATAACGGCGAGCATTACCCCGAGCATAACAAACTCAGTAATGGTGCGGGTCTGGAAGGTGATGCCGCGCATAACCCCGAGCAAATAGCCGCGCTTAAACCCGCGCATCATGAACAACAAGGTAATAACAACAATAAAAACATTAAAAGATCTTCGTTTCGGAATTCTGACGAATCCCGTAACGACGCCACTGAAAAATTTCTCTCTCGTCACCCCGAAGCCACTGACGGAATTTACACCCCGTCAGGCAAATCTTGGGGAACGGCTGACGACCTCAAAGCCGCGCGCTGGATTTACCAGAAACTCCTGGTGGTCAATGCCAGCCTTTCAGAACCGAAATGGGTTGAATGGGCAAACACTGTTCGCCTGATGCGCATGGTTGACCGCCGGACTCACCGCGAAATTTGTGAGTTGCTCGTGTGGGCCAGCGAGGACGATTTCTGGGACAGCAACATCCTGAGCCCGTCAGGCCTTCGCAAGCACTGGGACACGCTGACCACGCAACGCGCACGTAAACCGAAAAACTCCCGCGCCAGCGCAACGCCGCTGGATTTCGATAACACCGACTGGGCGGAGGGCCTGCTGCCATGAAAAACATTGGTACCGAGATGCGAAACTTCGATCGTGAGCACATGCGCCGCGTCGCGATGGGTATGCCGGAGCAGCAATCCGAACCCCGCCAGGAACATGCCGCCCAGGTATTCAACGAACTGTTTCGCGAGCTGCGCGCCGCGTTCCCGGCCAGCATGTCCGTTTTCAAAACCCAGGCGGATATCGACGAATTCCGTCGCCAGTGGCTGCTGGCTTTTGCAGAGAACGGGATCACCAGCTTTGCCCAGGTCGACGCTGGTATGCGCATTGCCCGCACTCAGGAAAAACCGTTCATGCCGTCGCCCGGTCAGTTCGTGGCATGGTGTCGCGCCGAGGAAAGCGCCGCCGTGGGTCTGCCTGACCAGAACGAGCTGGTAAAGCTGGTTTACGAGTACTGCCGCAACCGCAGCCGTTACAACGATGCCGAGTCGTATCCGTGGCCTGACAACGACATCACCCCACGCACCGTGAAATACCGCGCCAGCTACTGGCTGGTCACAACCCTGTACCAACAGATGCGCTCATACGGGCTCACTGACATGGAACTTAACCGCAAAGCCGGTGAAGAGCTGGCGAAAATGGTGAAACGCATTCGCGCTGGTGAAGTCATTCCTGAGCCGGTTGCTCGTCTGCCTGTGCTGGGCAGCAAACCTGTTACGCGTGAGCAGGGGATGGCGAAAATTCAGGAGATCCGGGCGAAGTTTGGGCTTAAAGGCGGGAGGGCTTAACCATGCGCAGCAAAGATCAGATTGCAATAATCACCTTTCTCAAACAGGAGAAAACCGCCACGCCACGTCGGCTGGAACGACAGCTCGGTTGGACCAACAAACACACCCACGCAATTCTGGGGCGGCTGGTTCGTCTTGGCATCGTGAAAAATATTGGTAAGTCAGCACACTCTGAATACCGACTTGTTCAGCGCTGGCAGGCAAAAATTAGCTCACCCAGAGCTAAGAAATCTAAACCTGCAGCTCCGTCCGTAGCGTCAGTATGCCGCCAGAACTGGCAGGGCTATCAGATCCACAAAATTATCGGGAGTGCACGGGCATGAGTGATTCAATGAACAACAAAGAGCTGGTGGCAGTGGGTCATCAGTTTGCGAAGGCGATGAGCAGCGAAACGCCGATCCTGGACATCGCGAAGATTGTTTCGCGCCTGGCCGAACGTCTGGACTGCACCACCGCGGCGCTGCATGCCACACAAGCCCAGCGCGATCAGCTGGCTGCGGAGAATGGGCAGATGCTGCACCTGCTCACCGACATTAGCGAAAACCACCTGGAATATTTGTCCGAGGGTGAAGACTGCATGATGGCAGGCGTTCCGCTGGATTACGTATCCGAAATCAACATGTACGTATCGCGAGATGTTGAGGCAGAAAATCCATTCAAAGCGACCGATGCCTTCCTGGCTGAAGTGCGATCATCTGGCCTGGATGAAATGGCAGTGGCATATCGAAAATTTGCAAGCGAGGAAGGGTGTTCCTGCAACATGCAGAGCAGTTATAACCTGACTGCTGAGCGAGCCGAAAGCTATGCCGCCTACGTTCGTCGTCAAGGAGTAGTCCAATGACCCTCAAGCACCACGAATTATTAGGCGTGCCGAAACATGCCAATCAACACCGCTTATCTCGCCTAACCATGGAAGTGCATACCGATGAGTTGCGGATTATGGCGTCAGCAGTAGAGAGTTACACCGACGAATTGATAGCAGCTCTGGAAGCCGCAGAAAAGAGGACCGCTGAACTGGAGGCGAGCCACGCCAAGCTGCGCGAATCCATGGCTGCAATTCATAACACGATCCGCCTGGATGGTGTACGCACGTCACTGGCCGCAATTATGGGTGCCGCTAAACGCGCGCATGACGAGTCATCTGCCGCTGCTGGCATCAGCATCAAGGGGGCGTGATGGGACAGTTGCTGCAGTACGCAACAAAGCGGATCGTCGAACTGGAAAGCCTGCTGCTGGTGGACGTCTCCGAAACCGTATGGCCTGCCGAGGTGGGCATGGTCTACAACCAGATTGAAAACGCCGGGGATCTCCCGGCGCATCACCAGCGCCGTTTGAAGCATCACATCAACCGTATGTGGCTGGAGAAAATGCCGATACCGGCCATCGTTACTGCTGCCCGGTCGCTGGCTGCCGCCATGGAGGAATACGCGTGAGAGAAATCATCGTTGATAACTTTGCCGGCGGCGGCGGGGCGAGTACGGGCATTGAGCTGGCGATCGGCCGCAGCGTGGACATTGCCATAAACCACGACGAGAACGCCGTGGCGATGCACACCACGAACCACCCGGACACGCTGCACTACTGTGAATCCGTTTTTGATGTAAACCCCCTGGTGGCGACCGCTGGCCGCCCGGTGGGGCTGGCGTGGTTCTCCCCGGACTGCCGTCACTTCTCGAAGGCCAAAGGCTCGAAGCCGGTGGAGAAAGAGATTCGCGGTCTAGCGTGGATCGTCATTCGTTGGGCGCTGGCGGTGCGGCCGCGCGTGATGATGCTGGAGAACGTGGAAGAGTTCAAAACGTGGGGGCCGCTTATCGTATCCGCTGATGGCGCGCAGCGCCCGGACCCAGCCCGCGCTGGAGAAACCTTCGAGGCGTTCTGCGGCATGCTGTCTGGCGGCATCCCCGCCGGGCATCCGGCGCTGGCGGAGTGCTGCGGGTTTCTGGGCATTGCCACCGACGGCGAGCTGGCGCAGCAGCTGGTTACCGGGCTGGGTTATGCCGTCGATCACCGTGAGTTGCGCGCCTGCGACTTTGGCGCGCCGACCATTCGTAAGCGGTTCTTCATGGTGATGCGCTGCGACGGCGTGCCGGTGACCTGGCCAGCGCCGACCCACGGGGATCCGAAAATGCCAGCAGTGCAGGGTGGCAAGCTGGCACCATGGCGCACCGCGGCGGAATGTATCGATTGGTCTATCCCGGCACAGTCCATCTTCGACCGCAAAAAGTCGCTGGCGGAGAACACGCTCAAGCGCATCGCCCGGGGCATTCAGCGGTTCGTGATCGACAATGCGTCGCCGTTCATCGTGAAGTGTAATCACACCAGCAACCGAACCAGTTACGACTGTTTCCGTGGGCAGGCGCTGGCGGAACCGCTGCAGACGATCACTAAAACGCATGGATACGCTGTCGCGGTACCGCACCTGACAAAATTCCGTACCGGCGCTACCGGGCAGGATATCACCGAGCCGGTGCCCACCGTCACCGCCGGTACGTCAAAGCGCCCGGGTGGTAACGGGCATGCACTCGGTGTGGTGGAAGCTGCGCTAACGCCATTTTTCATTGGTGCTGGCGGGCCGAAGTATTCAGCTAAGCCACGCAGCCCGGATCAGCCGTTTAATACTGTTTGCAACACTAATCACTCGTGTGTCATTGCCCCTGTGATCGCCCGCCAGTTCGGGGCCAGCGTCGGCCACCGGGCCGACGAGCCAAGCGCGACTATCACGGCGGGCGGTGGCGGCAAATCGCAGCTGGTTACCCCGACCCTTATTCAGAGGGGATATGGCGAGCGCCCAGGGCAGGAACCGCGAGTGCTGCAACTGGATAATCCGCTGGGTACGGTTACCGCGGGCGGCAATAAATTCGCGACGGTGAGCGCCTTCCTCGCGAAGCACTACGGCGGGAACTACTCCGGACCGGGCGTCAGCCTGGACGAACCTGCACACTCGGTCACCACCGTCGATCACCATGCTGTCGTCGCCTCACACCTGGTTAAGCTGCGTGGTACATGCCGGGACGGGCAGTGCACAGATGAACCTATGCCAACGGTCACCGCTGGTGGCCAGCACGTAGGGGAGGTGAAAACCACACTGGCAACTGACGGTTTTGACGAGCAGCGCGCGCAGCAAACGCTGGCGTTCCTGCGGGAATACTGCGGCGAAGACTGCGACGGGCTGGTAACCGTTGACGGCATCACTTACCGCATCGTTGATATCGGCATGCGCATGCTGCAACCGCACGAACTTTATCGTGCGCAGGGATTCCCGGAGTGGTACATCATCGACCGCGACTATCGCGGGGTGAGGTACGCGAAAGATAAGCAAGTAGCCAGGTGCGGCAACGCCGTGCCGCCGCCGTTTGCCGAGGCGCTGGTAAGGGCGAACTTACCGGAGTTGTGTGAAGTTAATAAAAGCGCGGCGTAAGGTGGGTCAGTTTAAAATATACTTTCGGCCTAATTGATAAGTCCGTCTTAAAAATCACCTCAACATGAATTCAATTGACTGGTCTAAATACAGCGTTCACAACAATACGTGAGGTATGTATGAAAAAGGCCATTGCTTACATGCGTTTCTCGTCAGCGGTTCAGGAAAAAGGTGATTCTTTAAGACGGCAGAGGAAGTTAATTGACGACTGGCTCAGCCAGAATCAGGAATTTACGCTGGACACCACCACATATGAAGACCTGGGGTTAAGCGCATTCAAAGGTAAACACGCACAATCCGGTGCGTTTGGCGAGTTTATCGATGCTATTGATAATGGGCTTATCATGCCTGGCACAGTTCTTCTGGTCGAAAGTCTGGACAGGCTCTCCCGGGAAAAGATTGGTGAAGCCACGGAACGGCTCAAATACATTCTAAAGTCCGGTATCGATGTCATAACGCTTAGCGACAGCACTCATTATTCTGAAGAGTCACTTGATGATCCCTATGCTCTGATTAAAGCAATACTCATTTCGCAACGGGCAAATGAGGAAAGCGAAATCAAGTCCAGCAGGGTTAAGCTTTCCTGGCAAAAGAAGCGGGAGGATGCTGAACTAACCGGGAAGATAATGACCAGGGCCTGTCCCAGATGGTTAAAAGTCAGTGCCGATTATTCCCAGTTCGAAGTTATTGAATCCAGGGTTAAGGTTATTAAGAAAATTTTCGCGCTGCGCAAAGCAAATAAATCCCTGACGGCTATCGCGAAATATCTCAACGATAAATCTGTTGAAAACTTATCTGGTAGACGTGGTGAGTGGTGTCCTTCTGTTATAGAAAAACTACTTGGCAATAAAGCACTGATTGGTATCTGCATGCCCACGCACAGAGGTCGCGCTAAGGGTGTTAAAGAGATACCGGGCTACTATCCAAAAGTGCTTTCTGATGAGGAGTTCTATTCAGTACAGGAGGTGAGATTGTCGCCATTCGGCTTCACTTCTCACAGTGATAACCCTTACCTTATTAATTTGCTGAGAACAGTGATGAAGTGCAGACATTGTGGGAACACCATGGTCATCACCTCCGTCAGCGAAACGATAAAAGGTTACTATGTTTGTCCCATGCGAAGGCTACACCGATGTACCACTCCGGCTGTGAGAAGGGAGTTGGTCGACGCCATTATAATTGATGAAATACTCGTTAATCTTGACCGGCTGCAGATAGAAACTAATCAGATGAGTTATCTGAGTACTCTTGAAAAGAGCTGCATTGACTTACAGCTACAGATAAATCAACTGGTACAGGCTCTGGCTATTGCACCAGATGTTAAAATCTTGGCCGATAAGATCCGCATCTTAGACTGCCAGTTGAGGAAAAACGAGACTGCAATTAAGGTTCTTCGTAATAAAGCCAGGCTGGATAAAGGCTGTGACATTAAGAACCTCGATTTGACTCTGAAGGAGGACAGGGAATTGTGTCGGCGACTTGCCTTCAAAGCTTTCAGGGAAATAAATATTGATACCCTAACGCAGCAATGCGACATCTACTTTTCAAATGGTCTGATTTTTAGAAACTTTCCGACTGGCAAAAAAAATCACATAGAGAATGTTATATCGGCTTTAAAGTATATAGATAAAAATACTGTATATTTTTAACGCTCCAGATTATATAAGTTATGTATTCAAGTGGTTCATATAGCTTAAATTAAAGTCTGAAACCCTCCCCAAAAATACAGGGAGGGTGGAAACAAACCTGAAATTATTCCGGCTTGCTTTCGCTGCGATGGCTGTTTCTTCCTCCTTTTTTACCCGCTTCAGATGCGCGTTGCGGGTCATTTTTGAAGTTGCCGCCGCTTACCTGGCCTCCTTTACGACCCGCTTCCGATGCTCTTTCCCGATTTTCCGCGAAGTTTCCAGAACCACCACGCCGCTGGGTCATAATCACCTCACCGTAAAATTTCTATGGACAGGACAGAAATTGCATACCTGTTTTGATATGCAATTAATGAATTATAGAAGCGAACCCACGAAGGGCCTTTGATGCTAAAGCATTATATATGTCCTCAGAATTCCTGTTATTCGCGGGCTTTTTAATCAACGAGTTACAGTCATTTAACTTTTCAAACCTGTGTCGCAATTTGTGCGCTTATCAAGTTGATCATTCTCCCGTATGGGTGTACTGTTTATTTATACAGTATTTTTATGAGAGGGATGATCATGAAGGTTGAAGTAACTATCGAACGTACAAAAAAACTGCCTGATGGCGCGATCCCGGCGCTGGAAAACGAGCTTTTAAAACGATTAAACAAACGCTTCGAAGAGTGCAAGCTCACCGTTCGCCGGGCACCTAATGACGGGCTCAGTGTTATCGGAGGCGATAAAGACGAGGTCGCTAATATTCTGCAGGAAACCTGGGAAAGTGCTGACGAGTGGTTCTACTGATTGAACGTTGAACTATATCCTGAAGCTGAACAGGGGGAAGCTGTGAGAAAATGTGTTTTAAAATCATCTGAGCCTGACTGGTATGACGTTGTCAGAAGGGCGGATGGCGCGGTGCTATGTAGTTTTCCGGGAGGTGATCGTTTTCTTGTTTATAAAAGTGGGGGGCTTATTTCCATGCGACCTTTACTTGATGAGGAAATTATTTTCACGCCAACCGCGGTTGTGCAATTTCTCACTGATCTCGGCTACCGCATCCAAAGACCATCTGATAATATGATCTCATCGGTCTGAACTGCCGGTAAACCTGCTGCGCCACGGAGTGAACACCATGGCGCACGAACTACAACTTATCAAACATTCATCAAATATCCTGATCCCCGCTTCGCCGGAGACCAGCGATATTCTGCAAAAAAAATTCAAGCTTGGCTCTCTCCTGGTGGCCGAGTTCCGCCAGGTACGCAACCCCGCCTTTCACCGTAAATTCTTCGCGTTACTTAATCTTGGCTTCGATTACTGGGAACCGACTGGCGGCGCGATATCTTCCAACGAACGCAAACTGGTTAATGGTTACGCCAGATACCTGGCCACATTCGGTGGGAACGAAAGCGCGCTGATGGATGCCGCTGAGCAATATCTCGAACAGGTGGCCAGCCGTCGCATTACCAACGGCATCAGCCTCTGCAAATCTTTCGATGCGTATCGTGCCTGGGTAACTATCGAGGCCGGGCATTTCGACACTATCCAGCTGCCCGACGGCACCCTCCGCAAACACCCCCGCAGCATTTCTTTCGCCAGCATGGACGAGACAGAGTTCCAGCAGCTCTACCGTGCCGCGCTGGATGTGCTCTGGCGCTGGATCCTGTCCCGCGTGTTTCGCGATCAGCGTGAGGCCGAGAACGCCGCCGCGCAGCTGATGAATTTTGCGGGGTGAGCATGGCTAAAAAACCTCGTCGAAAATGCAAAACCTGCGGGGAATGGTTTCACCCGCAATACCCAAACATCTGGTGGTGCAGCCCTGAGCACGGCGCTATCTACGCGCTGGAGCTGCGCGCCAGGCAGAAAGTGAAGGATACGGCAGCTGAAATCAAAGAGAAGTACCGGGAGGAAAAGGCCGACCGCCAGCGCCGCGCTGAACGCCGTAAAGAGTTGAAGCCGATCCGTCACTGGGTACAGGTAACCCAGCGCGCGGTCAATGACTGGCGTCGTGAAATGCTTCTGGCCTCCGGGCATGGATGCATCTCCTGCGGCACGAAAAAAGCGTTCGCCTGGCACGCCGGGCACGCCGGGCACTACCGAACAACAGCCGCCGCCCCACAACTCCGGTTCAATCCCGACAATATCTGGCTTCAGTGCCACGCCTGTAATGTTCACAAATCAGGGAATATCGAAGCCTACCGCGCCGCGCTGGTTGAACTGATCGGCGAGGAGCGTGTGTTGGCACTCGAAAGCAACAACATAACCCACCGATACACCCGCGAAGAACTGGACGGTATCCGCGCCGATGCCAGGGCAAATCTTCGTGCACTGAAACAGGAAAATCCCGCATGACTACAGACAACATCTATCAAATTGGCTGGGCGGTCCTGCTGGCGCTCGGGTACGTACGGGACTGGTTCACAACGAGAGAGGGAAAACGGTGAACAGAGAAAATTACAAAACAGACGTTATCCGCCTCCGCTGGCAGCGCCTGAGAATTTACCGCTTTCGCGGATCGGTTGTGACGGATTACCGCATATTGAGAAATTACATTAAAACAGCAATGAGGATTGCCGGATGAAGCTGAAATCATTACCGAAGTACTTTGCGCCGAAATCAATGGTTCCCGGCACCGTTTCATGTGGGACTGGCGGCGACACACTTTCAATAACCGATGTAATGGCAGCGCTGGGCCTGGCGAATTCAAAAGCATCTGTCGGTATCGAGCTGTATCTGGCTAAAGCCGGGGTGCTGGCACCGGATAACATCATTGCGTTCTTAACCCGATTGGCAGAACGGCGCGCCAGCCGTAACCAGTCACTTCAGAAAATGACTGCAGCAGATCGAGAAAACTTCCTGCGAATTCTGGCCAGCTTCGTGTTCCGCGACTATTCACTGAGCGCGGCAAGCCTGGTGACATGCCAGAGCTGTGCTGGGGAGGGCTTTATTGACGCAGAAGTCTTTACCAACAAGGTTACCTGGCCTGACGGCAAACCGCCGAAGTGGGTCAGGACCACAAAAGGGATCTCACCTTCCGACTGGGAAGTGTGGAAACCGGTACGCGAACAGGTGCGGGTGATTTGCCAGCCCTGTAACGGGAAAGGAAAGGTGAAGAACGAATGCCGTTGCCGTGGACGTGGCGAAGTGCTCGATAAAAAGAAATCACAGCTACAGGGGGTGCCGGTTTACAAACAGTGCCCCAGATGCAAAGGGCGTGGCTTCCCCCGACTTAAAGATACGGAGGTATTTAAGGCGCTCGGAGTAACAGAAACCACCTGGCGGCGAAACTATAAATTGTTGTTCGATCGACTCGTTGAGCAGTGTCACATTGAGGAATCGCTCGCACAAAGTGTTTTAAGCAGGGTGACGCATTAAATTAGCATATTGCAAACGTGGCGGAATTTGGCTAATCTCGTCTCAACGATGGGATATTACGCCCGTGACGTTAACCAGATTAAGAACCTCGCTGCGGCGGGGTTTTTTACTTTATGGACTCGACTCCCTACGCTAATAAGACAAAGTGCGGGGAGTGACGCGGAACACATATTGCCGGTTTGTGATCATGTCTGCAGAGTGGCTAAATATGAACTATCAGAGTTGAAATCATCGAAGCGGGCACTACGATTAAAGAGCATTCTTTGACAGTCATTAAAATAAAAAAATGATGGCGAATCCCCCTGAGCGGAGGGGCATTACTGGATAATCTGTAATTGATTAAGCATGCGAAACGATGCATCCAGTCAGCGTTTCACCGGGAGGCACCTGGCGCCGTCGAGAGATGTTCTACCTGATATGACCTGTTCGTCCGAGCAGGTCTTTTTTTATGTGCTGATGGCGCAGAAATATCAGAGAGGGGTTTTTCTGCAGTGCATCCAGGGCTTTGATCCACGCGAGCGTTTATGACTATCAGCTCGGTTGCTTTTCGAGCAGCATAATTTCGTAAAATTTGATAAAAATTTTTTATTTAGGTAATTCTTATTAATTGATAAGTTTTTATAGATAAAAACTATCTATTCATGGGGTAAGTGCTAGGCTCAGGTACCTATCCTTTATCAGGCATTCCAATGCGAACTTCCCGTACCTTCTATCCAATCCCGATGCTTATCAAGCACATCCAGCCATCCGGATTGGAAAAACTTTATCCAGTACTGGTCTCTGACGTAACAGACTCTGAGGGTACCCGGTATGCAAGGTACATGAATGGAGCCGAAGTACGTATGTCAGAGTTACGCTTTATCCAGCTTGAGTTTGCCCAGGCGGATCTTCCCAACCTTGCGGCAACGCCTCTTCCGGAAGAAGTTATTAAGCGCGATATGCTGCATTAGCGTCCCGGAACTAATCTGAATTCAGGCCCACCTCGGTGGGCCTTTTTTATTTCCCCTCATTCCTGAGAGGACTCACACACTAGAGGGGGCGTAATGTCCGAACCTTTTTCCGGTACTGCAGCCGCCGGTAGCGCGCTGACCGGCGCGAGCATTTATGGACTGCTTACCGGCACGGATTACGGCGTGGTGTTCGGCGCTTTTGCCGGGGCTGTTTTCTACGTGGCCACCGCTGCCGACCTGACGATTTTTCGCCGTTCCGCTTATTTCGTCGTGTCGTATTTTGCTGGTGTCTATGGATCCGGGCTGGTGGGTTCGTGGCTGGCGAGCATAACCGGCTATGCCGATAAACCGCTGGATGCTTTAGGCGCGGTGATTTTGTCTGCCGTCGCCATCAAGACCCTGACATTTTTCAGTGAACAGGACCCGCTAAAGCTGCTGGCACGCTGGAGAGGGGGAACCAATGGTAACTAACGATCCGCTGGTGCTGACCAACGTAGCGGCCTGTGCCGCCATCGTTCTGCGCCTGATGATGTTCCGCAAGCCCGGCGGGCGACATAACCCGTGGGCGTCATGGCTGGCCTACCTGATTATTATCGCGTATGCATCGGTGCCGTTCCGGTACCTCTTCGACTCCTACCTGCATACCCACTGGGCAACCGTGACAATCAACCTGATTATCTGCGCCGCCGTGTTCCGAGCCCGGGGCAACGTCGCGCGTATCTTCCATGTACTGAGGCCGGAATGAAACAATCACAATTTCAGCAGGCGGCTGGTATAAGCGCCGGATTAGCTGCGCGCTGGTTTCCGCACATCGATGCGGCGATGAAAGAATTCGGCATCACTGCACCGACTGATCAGGCGATGTTTATCGCCCAGACCGGACACGAGTCCGTGAGTTTCTCCCGGCTGGTGGAGAGCATGAACTACAGCGTGGCAGGCCTCGCCGATTTCGTCCGTGCCGGGCGACTTACTCAGGACCAGGCAAACGCGCTGGGCCGTCGCTCGCATGAAAAGGTGTTACCGCTGGAGCGCCAGCGCGCCATCGCCAATCTGGTATACAGCAAACGCCTGGGCAACAAAGCAGCTGGTGATGGCTGGAAATATCGCGGCCGCGGCCTGATTCAGATCACCGGCCAGTCAAATTACACAAAATGCGGTACCGCGCTGAAACTCGACCTGGTCACCAGCCCTGAGCTGCTGGAGCAGGAGCGTAACGCTGCGCGTTCGGCAGCATGGTTCTATGCCACACGCGGCTGCCTGCTTTACTCTGGCGATCTGACCCGCGTCACGCAGATTATCAATGGTGGTCAGAACGGCATTGATGACCGGCGTCAGCGTTACAACCGGGCGCGGAGTGCGCTGGTATGAAATGGCGATATGCTTTGCTGGCGCTGGTGGTCGCTATCTCCACCACTGCGCTTATTGCCTGGCGTTCTGGATGGAATGCGCACGCCGATCACATTAACGCGCTGGCAGCGGACAAGAAAGATAAGGCCGAGAAAGCCATTCAGCCCGTTGAAGAGAAAGCCGCGGTGGCCAGTGCCGAAGCGAAGGTGATTTACCGGACCATAAACCGCGACGTGGTGAAATATGTTCAGTCTCCGGATCGTACCAGGTGTGATTTTGATGATGAGTCTGTGCGGCTGCGCCAGCGTGCGATCGACGCTGCCAACGCCATCAGCGGATTTGATGCAGGAACCGTGCAGGGCAAGTAATGCTGGGACAAACAGCGATGAGGATTTGCAGGCAGACATCGAGACCGCCGGGTGCCTGCGCCAGCTGCGGATCAACACATATCGCTGGCAGGCCTGGTATAACGCTGTGAAGTAGGGTAACGGAGCTATGATGAAAAAGACCCTCAGGAACAGGAAATCCGTCTGTTCCTGAGAGATGCAAAATGCATTCAAACGTTACAGCGCCCACTATATTGATTCTTGTGGGAAACGAAACGGGAATAAGAATAAATTTTGAAGAGGTGGGTTTGAAAGTTGCAGGCTTATATTTGCCCTCAAACCAGCACCTCTGATGCAAAAAAATGCCCTCATCAAGAGGGCGAGAGGGATTGTCTGGCGTGTGCATTCCGCACTTTTTATTTTTCAATAAATAAAAGGGTCAAACAGTACTTCCTCCCCTGGTGCGGCAGGAAGGCTGAGTATGGACGGATTAATCATGTTAACAAGCGTAAGCGGTAATTTTTGACGAAATATCACGCTTGAGCGATGTTTAAGTATGCGGATTTACTCAGGTCAAAAAAAAGCCCTCGGGTAGGAGGGCGAGTCGGAGTAGAGCTGACAGTACTTCGTACTCTTATTCTTTTCTCAATGGCAAGGATCTTACGTTGGTTCTTCAACTCCTGTCGTGGCAGGAAACCTGATTATGGTTGTTAACTTTTAGTTAACAAGCGTAAGCAGGTTGATTGGGAAAAATCCTAGTTTAATGAAATGGTTTCGAAAAAAAACCCTCAGACGGAAGGAAATCCAGATTCTTCAGAGGGTATGCAAATGCATTTCGTTACCTTTTAAACTTAACAACGCGCCGCTGCACTGATATGAGATATCTCCCATAAGCGAAGCCGTAATAAATTTATAACTTATTTTATATCTGCTTAAAGATGATTATCTCCCTTCCTGCAGATAAGGCTCACCGATTGTCTACACTTAAGACTTCCTAACCAGAAAGGAGGTTTGTATGACCGATCGCCCAGTCGAAGGGGACCATCCTGATTACAGTCCTGTTCCTGATAACGTCAAAAACGACCAGCCAGGGCAAACCGGTAGAGACCAGAAAGACGATACTGGCTCAGCACCTGAATCTGGTGATAAACAGCCATAACTAAAACTAACCGCCTACGGGCGGTTTTTATTGCCATCACGCTGGACATTACAGCAGGCATTCACTGAGTCCCTGTTATAATGACGTTAAAGGATATCTACAAACGAGAAGCTTTATGCGTGACGTTATGCTCTTCGGAGAGGGCTGGAACGGTGAAGTAAGAAAAGTGGCAGATGGGGCGCATCGTTATTACTACACCCCCGAAGAAAACGATCAACGCCATCGCGAAGCCGTTTTCTCAATTTTAGAGTATCGATCTTTCAGTGGTAAAAATTACTGGATTGGATTTCCGGTTATCGAGCCGTCTCTTTCAGATATTGAGTGGGCCATTATGAAGTATCAGCCTGCGCCCGTTTCGAAGTTTTAGCATTGAGCCAAATTAGCCTCGCAGACGCGGGGCTTTTTTATGCGTAACAGGCTTGCTTACGTGAAGTTTTTTTCGATTTCATTATTTGGATCTCTTTCGTGGCAGGCCTGTGTAAGTAGAAGGGTGATACTTTGTAAATTAATAGCGCACTAACGATTATGCATAATACTTTTTCTGTCAATTACAAAAGGAGAGCAGACGATGATTGATGGAAAAGAAGAAACGCTTATCTCAGGAAGAAAATGCTATTCAGTGACAGGCAAAGATAAAGCGTTAAGAATGTTCGTAGATAATCTCCGCACCAGCAATAAGTTTGAAGATTCTGATATGCGCGTGATAGGTGGGATTGATGCAAATGGCCGAATGAAAATCATTTTAGCCGGACACTTTGTGGATGAGGTTTCGTTTCAGGATTTTAAAAAGAAATTTATTAATCCTTATAAGCTCAAACAAGAAAATTAACGTTTTTTAAATTATTATCAGGATTCATTTTTACTACGCACTACTCATAAATAAGCCCCTGGCATCCGCTGGTGGCTTTTTTATGCGCTTCGTACGCGCACCTGAAAGCAAGGTAATTTTATGGCTGACATCATGACCCAAAGGCCATACCCACCGCCCCAGTTTATCGATAACCCGGACTTCAAGCCCTACATACGATTAATCCCGGCTGAAGGCGTTCACGAGTGGATACATACCGGGATACTGAGTGAAGAAGGCACCCTGCATAACCCTGACCATTTCCACTTACTGGAAGCTGACATCGTATTCATGTGGGCGTCGAATGCATTCGCGAAGAAGGGGCGCGCAGTACTGGGCCAGTGCGAAGAGGTAATGATGCGCGCTGGTGGCTGGCAAAAAGCCCGAATGGAACAGCAGATGTACGAATGGTTCGGGCACATCCCGGATTTTATTATCACCCTGGCCGCTGATTACTGCGCCCAATGTTCCGATCTGGAGTTCTGCGCGCTGGTCGAGCATGAGCTTTACCACATCGCACAGGAAACCGATGAATTCGGCGCGCCGAAATTCTACCGGGACAGTGGGTTACCCAAACTGAAACTGCGCGGCCACGATGTGGAAGAGTTTGTTGGCGTCGTTCGCCGCTATGGTGCCAGTCACGATGTGCAACAGCTGGTGGACGCAGCAAACAGGCCTGCGGAAGTGGCTCACCTTGATATCGCCAGAGCGTGCGGAACGTGCATGCTGAAGCTGGCATAATTTTGGATTGATTTGGAAGAGTGGTGATTTATGGCTGCGCTAAAACCTGACGTGAAAGCCTTCATCGTTCAGGCTCTTGCGTGCTTTGATACCCCGTCTATTGTCGTGGAGTCCGTCCAGAAAGAATTCAATATCAGGATCACCCCGCAGCAGGTTGAAAGCCACGATCCCACAAAGGTGAGCGGCAGGGGGCTTGCTAAAAAATGGGTTGAGCTTTTCAGTGCCACTCGAGAACGGTTTCAAACCGAAATCTCCGACATCCCGATCGCGAATAAAGCCTACCGGCTGCGCATGCTTGATCGCATGGTGACAAACACCGAGCGCATGAAAAACTTCGCGCTCACAGCTGAGTTGATTGAGCAGGCTGCAAAAGAGTGTGGTGATGCTTACTCCAACAAACATAAATTCGAACATTCCGGGCCAAACGGTGGCGCTATCCAGACGATCACCATGAGCAAAGAGGAATACAAATCCGCAAGGCAGGAGATGATGGAGGATGACGACTGCTGAGCAAAAGGCATTTGCCCGTAAGGTCGAATGTGAAGAGGATGGACTGTATTACGCGCGTTATTTCTTCAAACAGCGCACCGGCGGCAAGATGATTGTCGCACAGCATCACAAAGTTATTCAGCAGACGCTGAACCGCGTTATAGATGGTGAGATTACGCGCCTGATTATTAACGTTCCGCCTGGCTACACAAAAACAGAACTGGCAACCATTAACATGATGGGCCGGGGACTGGCGTTGAACCGGCGCGCCCGGTTTATGCACCTGTCGTACTCCCACCAGCTGGCGCTACTAAACTCATCGACTGCACGCGGCATGGTCAAATCGCAGGCCTATCAGTCAATGTGGCCGATGGCGTTGCGCGATGATGCCGACAGCAAGGCGATGTGGTGGAACGAATACGGCGGCGGGGTTTACGCGTCGTCAGCTGCCGGGCAGGTTACTGGCTTTCGTGCCGGACACATGGAGCTGGGCTGGCAGGGCGCGCTGATTATCGATGACCCGGTAAAACCAGATGATGCCTACAGCGAAACAGTACGCGATGGCGTGAACAACCGCTTTAACGAAACCATCAAATCACGTCTGGCTGTAGAAACGACGCCGATGATAGTGATCATGCAGCGCATCCACTATCACGACCTGAGCGGGTACCTGCTGCGCGGCGGTAGTGGTGAGATGTGGCACCACCTGAATCTGCCGGTGATTATCGACAACAGCCAGGCGTATTCAGCGCAGTATCCGGAAAACACTCACGCTATCCCGATTAAACATGGCCTGCCTGATGGCTGGCTCTGGCCGTTCAAACATAACGAAAGCCATCGCGTTTCTCTGTTCTCCCACCGGCGCACCGCTGAAGCGCAGTACATGCAGAAGCCCCGCAAATTTAACGCGGAGGGCGCACTGTGGACTGAGACAATGGTTAGCGCCGCGCGCGACCTGCAGATCCGCTTTGATAAGGTTCGTACGGTTATCGCAATTGACCCGCAGGCCACTAACAGCGATGAAAGCGACGAAACCGGGATCGTGGCCGCCAGCGCATACGGTGCTGGCGATAAAAAACAGTTCTCTGTGGATGGCGATTATAGCGCCAAATACTCACCGGCGGGCTGGGCTAAAAAGGCTATGTGGGCTTATGAAGAGCATGGTGCTGATGCGATCGTTATTGAAACGAACCAGGGCGGCGATATGGCGGAGGAAACACTGCGTAACGCCGGGTTCAAAGGCCGCATTATTAGGGTGCATGCCAACAAAGGGAAATTTGCCCGCGCCGAACCGATATCCGCGCTCTACGAACAGGGGCGCGTAGCTCATCACGGCAATCTCTATCTGCTTGAAAACCAGTTGATGGAATACGTGCCGGCCACCGCCAAAAAGTCACCCGACCGACTGGACGCGGCAGTGTACGCACTTACCGAGCTCGGCGGCGCGCAGCCGATGGGCATGATGATTCCCAAACGTCTGCAAGGACGATAACCATAATTTATAATTAGTTATGTGCAGATGTAGCATTCGTAAGACGATTATCTTACTGAAGCTTAGATAAATCTTAAGAGGTTATGATGAACATCGAAGATCAAAAGCAAAAGGCCGAAGCGGATATAGCTGCTCTCATTTCTAAGAAAATTGCTGAATTGCGTAAAAAGTCAGGGAAGGAGGTTTCTGAGATTGAATTCATTCCCAATGAAACTATGGCTGGTCTTGAAGGTTATGAAGTGAAAATTAAGCTTATCTAAATCAGACTATGAAAAAGGTCGCCTCGGCGGCCTTTTTTATTGCCCTAAATCCATCAAACGGACCCTGCATGAATAAAAATCTCCAACTGGCCGTCAACCACGCGTTGACCGATGCCAGGCTTGCGCGTGCCCGTATGATGGCCGCCAACCCAGCCATGGGACTGGATTCGAAGCGTAGCTCGGCATGGTGCGAGTACGGATTCAAGGACGACATTATCTTCGATGACCTCTACAGCCTGTACCGGCGCAGCGGTATTGCCCATGGCGCGGTCAAAAAGCTGATCGGTGCATGCTGGCAAAGCAACCCGGAAATTATTGAAGGTGATGAGCAGGACGAGACCCGCAAGGAAACGGCGTGGGAACGTAAGGCTAAGTCTGTGTTAACGCATCGCTTCTGGCGCTCTTTTGCCGAGGCCGATTTACGGCGGCTGGTGGGGCGTTACTCCGGCATTCTGCTGCATATACGGGACGGTAAAGACTGGAACCTGCCTGTAACCAGAGGGCGGGGACTGGAGAAAATCACCGTAGCCTGGGCGGGGACATTAAAGGTTAAGGACTGGGATACAGGTCTTAACTCCCGCACCTACGGCCAGCCGAAAATGTGGCAGTACATCGAGCAACTTGCGAGCGGCGCCATCCGGCGCGTGGACGTTCATCCGGATCGCGTTTTTATCCTGGGTGATTATTCCCCTGATGCTATTGGTTTTCTGGAGCCTGCCTATAACGCATTCGTAAGCCTTGAGAAGGTGGAAGGCGGCTCCGGTGAGTCATTCCTGAAAAACGCCGCCCGCCAGCTGAGCATCAACTTTGACGAAAAAATAGACTTCACCAATCTGGCATCGCTATATGACGTGAGCGTTTCAGAACTACAGGAGAAGTTCAATGAAGTCGCTGTGGAGATTAACCGGGGCAACGATGCGCTGCTGACGACCCAGGGCGCAGCTGTCACGCCGCTGGTAACCACGGTAGCCGATCCCGGCCCGACCTATAACGTCAACCTTCAGACAGCCGCCGCCGCGCTGGATATCCCGACCAAAATCCTCGTTGGTATGCAGACGGGCGAGCGTGCCAGTACAGAAGACCAGCGTTACTTCAACGCGCGCTGCCAGTCTCGCCGGGGTGATTTGTCATTCGATATTGAAGACCTGTGCGACAAGCTGGTGGAGCTGGGCATTCTCGACGCGGTAAGGCAGAAAGCGGTTATCTGGGATGACCTGAACGCCAGCACCGACGCTGAGAAGCTGGCGGCAGCCAAAACGATGGCGGAAATTAACAGCGCCTCGATAGCCACTGGCGAACAGCCATTCACCGGCGAAGAAATCCGTGTCGCTGCCGGGTATGAGGGCTCACCTGCACCGCTGGGGGAAGACGATGAAGAAGAGGAAGACGAAACCTCCGATTCTGCCGGGAAACCTTAACGATCCCACCGGTGCAGACCGCCTCGAGCGTGGTGCGATTAACGAGTTCGGCAAACGGATTAGGCGCATCGCAAAAGCTTACCAGGACATTCTTGACCGCATTCCTGCATCACCTGCTGTAAACCTCCGCTACACGTTCGACCTGGACACCTCACTGTTATCAATGCTTCTCAGCAACGCCTCGGTGATTGTTGATGAAATCCTTTTTGGTGGCAGCGAGACCGATTTCTGGTTCTGGCGGGATTACGTCAGGCAGGGATATCAGCGTGGCACGGCTCAGGAATTTGCCAGCCTGTCACAGCAGTCACCGGTCTATGCCGCCGGGCGTGAAAGTCTCCAGCAGTTGTTGCTGAGTGATCCGTACCAACGCCGTCTGCTGCTGGTGAGAACCAGGGTATTTGAGGAGATGAAAAACCTCAGTGCGCGGATGAAATCGGATATGGCGCGCATTCTGACCGATGGCATGGGGCGGGGGCAAAACCCGCGGGAAATTGCGAAACGTCTCACCAGCCAGACCGGGATTGAACTCAGCCGGGCTAAGCGTATTGCTCGCACGGAAATACCGACGGCGCTGCGCCGGGCCCGGTGGGATGAAACGGATGATGCCGAAGCGCAGTACGGCATTACAACCCGTCTTTTGCACCTGTCAGCGTTTAGTCCGACAACGCGGCGTAAGCATGCGCTTCGCCACGGGCATCTCTACACCACCGAAGAAGTTCGGGACTGGTACAGCGTCGACGGCAACGCGATTAACTGTAAGTGCACGCAGGTTGCTGTGCTTGTTAATGCCAGCGGTCAGCCGCTTAACCCCAATGTTGTTGATATGGCGAAGAAGCGCCTGGAGAAAGCGCAGAAAGCCGGACTCACAGCCAATCACTGCGACTGCGGCCACCACAGAGCCGCGTAACCGCGAGACACCACCATGACCATGCAAGTAAACGTCACCACCCGCGTGAACAGTCAGTCTATTCGCCGGGAAGTTCACAACGGGCGCGATCATCTGATCCTGCCCAGTTATACGCTGCCGGCCAATGTCGTCATGAACGGCGGTCTCTATTCTGCCAGCGAAATCGATGAGCACTATGAGGGCCTCGAGGGAACGCTGGCACCGCTCGGTCATCCGCAGGTAAACGGCCAGTTTGTGTCGGCCTTCTCGCCTGAAGGGCTGAATGTCGGGTTCGTCGGCGCGTGGAACCGCAACGTTAAAAAAGCCGGGAATCGTATCTACCTGGAGAAATGGGTGGATGTGAACAAGGCCAGCGAATCTGAAGGTGGCCGGGAACTCCTCGAGCGCGTGGCAGCCATTGAGCGCGGCGAGGACGTGCCGCCAATTCACACAAGTGTGGCGGTGTTTCTTGACCAGCTCGAACCCAATGAAGAACAGAAGGCGCTGGGTGCTGACTGGGTGGCAAAAATCCACGGCATGGATCACGACGCCATTCTGCTGCATGAAGTCGGCGCTGCCACACCCGAGCAGGGCGTTGGCCTGATGGTGAATGCTGATCTCGCCACACCGCTAAAAGCCAACTCCGGCGCGCTGGTGGGCGAATCTTTCCGGGAGCGTGAACAACGCCTCGACCGGGCAGCAAAAGCAAAGTTCGCTCCAGGCGAGAACGAATATGCCTGGGTGGCTGACTTCACCGAGTCGCAGGTGGTGATTATCCGCAATGGCGGCAGCGCGCAGGTTTACGGCTACACCTCTGACGGCGGAAAAATCACTTTTGACGACACCGGAACGCCGGTTGCCCGCCAGGAGTCGTGGGTCACCGTCGTGGCTAACAAAGTTAAATCCCTTTTCACACCGCAGGATAAGCCTGCAACCAACCATCAAACGGAGGGCGACATGCCTTTAACCAAAGAAGAACTGGAACAAATCGGCAGCATGATCGGCCAGGCCGTTGCGACCAACACGGAGGCGGCTATTAAGCCTCTCGCGGAAAAGGTTGATGCACTGCAGGCCAACCAGCAGCAGCTCGCTGAGACCCTGACCGCTAACTCCCGTGCCCAAGAAGCAACGAAGCGCGCGGCGGTTGCGAAAGTTCACGGCGAGATCGTTGCGAACGCGCTGTCTGGTGACGCACTGGATGCGATGTTCAAAAACCTGGGCGAAGCCGCACCGCTGGGTACTAACTCCGCACAGGCGCAAACCGAAACCGGCGCACCTGATCCGGCCACTTACTTTAAATAAGGGAAACGCCAATGCCACGTTATCGTCGCGTTAATATCGACGGGGAATCGCTCTACAAGACGGAAACCCGAAAACTTGCCGCGTCCCTGAACCCGGGGACGTTTGTTGTCATCAATGCCAGCAATCTTTTTGCACAGGCCTCTGCGCCTGTGGGACGCATGTATGTGCTGGATTGCGCTTATCACGAAGGACTGGGTATTACCGATCCAATCCCGTCCGGTCATTCGGGTGTGGGTAATTACCTGGAGGAAGGACGCGAATTCGCTGTTCGTGTCGCTGCAGGTGCCTATAAAAAAGACCAGCCAATTACGGTTGTTGCAGGTCAGGCCGCTGCCGTGCCTACCGCTGCGGGTACCTATCAGGTCATCGGTTACTGCCAGGATGATGTCACCACCACAGCGGTTGACTTCATCCGCATCCGCGCGCGCGCTTCCAGCGTGACCGTTGCTTAAGGAGAGCATCAATGTATTTTTCTGCTGAAACACTGGCGACAAACAGCCGCCTGCGCACGCACTGGAATGAGCTGTGGGCTAACCGTAACATGTGGGATGCCCAGCACCGCGCCATGATGGCGGTAAACCGTAATCTCATGACGCCTGAAATGCTGGCGGCGAATATCCTGGCCGGTGATGGTCTCGGTCGTGAATTCTGGGCCGAAATCGACCGACAGGTCATCCAGCTGCGCGATCAGGAAATCGGGATGGAAATCGTCAACGATCTGATGGGCGTACAGACGGTATTGCCGATTGGCAAGACTGCCAAGCTGTATAACGTTGTTGGTGACATCGCCGATGACGTGCAGGTTAGTCTGGACGGTCAGCCACCGTTTTCTTTTGACCATACCGAATACGGCAGCGACGGCGACCCGATCCCGGTTTACACCGCGGGCTATGGTGTGAACTGGCGTCTTGCTGCGGGCCTCAATACCGTCGGTATTGACCTGGTGCTGGATTCGCAACTGGCGAAGATGCGCAAGTTCCATAAACGTCGCGTTAAAGGCTATCTCGACGGTAACCCGACCATTCAGGTTCAGAACTATCCGGCCCAGGGCATGCGCAATCATCGTAACACCGCCAAGATTAACCTCGGTTCCGGTGCTGGCGGTGTAAACATCGACCTGACGACGGCAACGCCGGCGCAGCTACTGGAGTTCTTCGGGCCAACCGGGGCATTTGGCATTACCGCTCGCGCCAACAAAGTTACTGCATACGATGTGCTGTGGCTGAGCGCTGAAATTATGGCAAACCTGTCGAAGCCTTACACCATTGAAGTCGGCAGCGGCGCGAACGCCGTTATCAGCGGCAATGTCCTGGACGCCATCCGCAAATTTATGCCGGTGAAAGATATCCGCCAGACCTATGCACTAACCGGTAATGAATTCCTGGCGTATGAACGTCGTCAGGATGTGATCACGCCGCTGGTAGGGATGGCGGTTGGGGTGGTTCCGTTGCCTCGTCCGATGCCGCAGAGCAACTATAACTTCCAGATCATGTCTGCAGAAGGTTTGCAGATTAAACGGGATGACGATGGCCTTTCTGGTGTTGTCTACGGTGCTGACCTGGACTAAGGAGAATTTATGCCGAAGTTTGAAGTCGTACGTGGCTGGCATGGCGTTAAGGTTGGGGATGTGCTGGTTCTGGATAAAGTTCATCCGGCGCTGGAATCTCATCTTCGCCTGATGCAGGGGGAAGCGGGTGGCTCGCTTACCCCGGCAACACCGGGCGCGGGCAGTGAGGGCAAATCCCGAAAAGAAATCATTGCTGAACGTCTGAAAGAACTGGGGATCGAGTTCAAAGGCAACCTGGGTGCGGAAAAGCTTTCGGAGCTGCTGCCGCCTGGCGAGCTTGAAAACCTGTTCCCTGCTGAATAACCGCCGCGAAAGCGGTTTTTTTATGCCCCGTTCCGGCGGGGCGTCTTTTTTCAGGAGTCTGTCATGGTCTCACAGGAACAGGCACAGCAGTACCTGACCGGGCAGGGCATCGCTTTACCCGACTTTGTGCTGGCGGCGCTGATTGACCAGGCCAACGGCATTGAGGAATGCCTGGCCCTTCATTATCCGGCATCGACAGCGCTGCTTATCCAGCTTTACCTGCTGGCGCTGATGGGGCTCGGGCAGGGTGATAAATACCTTTCCAGCCAGACTGCGCCAAACGGCGCTTCGCGTTCATTCCGGTACCAGTCGTTTTCTGACCGCTGGAAAGGCGCGCTGAGCCTGCTGCGCGGGCTGGACAAACACGGTTGCGCCACAGCGCTTATTCCCCCTGACCCGACGGCTGCGCCAGCATTCGCGGGGATTTGGGTTGGTAAGGGCGGCTGCATGTGCAACGGGGGCCGGTAATGGCCTGGGTATCGGTGAAGCAGCGTCTGCCGGAGCCGTTCGTTAAGGTCTGGGTGATGACAGACAGCGGCAGGAAGGCCACCGGCTACATCAAAGGTAACGGTGAATGGTTCATCTTTTACCGTGAGGTTGCCGCCGGGAAACCAGAAGTGATCCGCTGGGAGGAGCCATGAGCGCGACAGCGAACTGGGTATATACCAACCTCGCTACCATTTACCCGCGTACATACGATGACTGGAAAGGCACCTGGCTAACCGGCACGCCGTATCTTATCGACTGCACCTGGGAAATAAACCAGGAACAGGCGATCGATGATGCCGGTACCGAATTCACCACCAACCTGATTATCTCCACCGAGCTGAAGCACAACGGCGCAGATGTCCGTAAACCGCTGCGTAACGACTATGTCGCTGTGGGTGACACAACCGCTGAGCCAGACCCGGTAAAAGCGAAAGGTGATGTGATCCGGGCAGTCAAGATGTGGGATATGTCGTTTTTCGACGAGGAACCCGACTACAAAATCCTGACATCTAATCGTAACTCGCTCGGTGCCTGATAACCCCAGGAGACAACGCTATGCCCGTTAAAGGTATCAAACGTGTTCAGTTAAACATGGGTAACGTGATTGGAAATATCGCCGGGGCAGTGACAGAAAAGGTGATCACCGAAGTCATGATCGTCGGCTCGGGTTATGCAGCGCAGATCACCCCCATTCATACCTCCACGCTGGTGAACAGCATGTATCGCGAACTGAAGCCAGAGCCGGGCGGAATGACCGGACGGGTCGGCTATACCGCGAACTATGCTGCGCGGGTGAATGCAGCCGGTGGCACGTTAAAAGGCAAGCCGCGCCCGGACGGCAGCGGTAATTACTGGGACCCGGACGCTGAGCCAGATTTCCTGCGTAAAGGGTTTGAGCGCGACGGCATTGCCGACATCAAAGCCACCATTAAACGAGGCTACAAATTATGACGCGAAACGAGGTTTTTGACGCGTTACGCGCCTGGCTGCAGAGCCACGGTTTTGATACCGGCTACCGTGTACAAAAGCGGTTCTGGGTTGAAGTGGAGGATTCACAGAACGACCGCTATCTCGTTATCCAGCAGCAAGGCGGTGGCGCGGCAGAAGAGGCCATCACCCGTGACTATTTCCGCTTCATCCTGCTGACCGGGCAGAACGACGCCGATGTTGATGCGGTGGAGAACACCGCCGACGCCATCCGCCAGGCCATGCTCGATGACTACCACACCGAATGCATCATCTCAATGCAGCCAGTCGGGGGCGTTCCCGCCTTCCGCACCGAAGAGGGCCGCTGCGCCTTCGAAATTAACTTCCAGACCATTATTTCCCGATAATACGGAGTAACACATATGACTTGTGAATCAGGTGCATTCACGGGGCGCGACGTCGTCGTTTATTTTGCGATTGGTTGCCCGGAGGTTCAGCCCACGCTGAGCCAGTACAAGCGCCTCGGTATGATGCGTGGCAAAACAACCGGCGTTGAATGGGAAACCGCAGACGCCACGGCTGACCAGAGCGCGGCGTATACCCAGGAGAATCTGGTCACGTATAAAAACGTATCCTTCTCCGGTGATGGCGTAAGCCGCAAGGAAGCTATCTACGGCCAGAAGGAAATGAAGCGCCATGTTTACAACCCGCCCGGAGAAACCAGCAACCAGCCTTACGTGTGGCTGAAAATCATCTCGCCGTTCGATATCACTGAAGGCCCGTTCCTGGTAACGAGCTGGCAGGATGAATCACCGCATGATGACGTGGCCACGTGGTCGATTGAAGCCTCCAGTGCCGGGCTGGTGGATGTCCGCGACGTCGGCGCGGTCATTAACATCACCTCCCAGCCGCAGAACCGCACCATCACCACCGGCAGCACGCTGACGCTTACCACAGCGGCGACCGTGACGGATGGTTCAGCGCTGACGTATCAGTGGAAGAAGAACGGCACGGATATCAGCGGGGCCACGGCGGCTACCTACACCAAAGCCAGCGCGGTGGCGGGGGATGCCGGCTCTTACACCTGCCAGGTCTCATCGCCTACCGCCGGTACCGTCATCACGAGCCCGGCAACGGTTGTGGTTAACGCGTCTTAACTGACAGGGGCGAAAGCCCCTTTGAGGTTTTATGCAGGCAATTACCGATATCGGCCAGGCGGAGATCCGCGCCGGTGGCCGGAGAATATTCCTTAATCCCTCATTTCTTGCAATGTCGCGCATCGGCACGCCGGAAGAGATTGTCGGGGCGTTCGTGACGGTGCACGGCGGACATTATCCAGAACACCGGATCAGCGATGTTGAAGTGATGCGCAGCATCCAGGCGCGCTGTTTTGCCGACATGGTTGTTACCGCAGCGAAGGTGGTGCAGGCGGCCTGTGATGATGATCTCCGCCAGGCGATCGGTGTGTGCTCAGTCACAGCAAAAGGTAAGTTATCGTATCGCCCTGGCCTGCTGCCGGTATCACACATTATCCAACTGGCGCGCCATCTTATTCGCCATGGGGTGGTGGGCGATCAGCCGCAGGAAGCCGCCAGCAAAGGTGAGGGCGAATACTCGGGGAAATTCGATGCCCGGTCTTTCGTTTATCTGGCTGTGGCACACCTGGGCATGAGCGAGTCCGATGCCTGGAACATGACCATGACCAGCTTCAGGACGGCAATGAACGCCAAATATCCGCAGAAGGAAGCCGCTAAAATCCCGACCGAGCAGCATTACGATGAGGCTATGGACTGGGCAGAGAAGATGTTCGCACTCGATGCGCAGCGGAACGGGCTGCACTAATCGATGATAAAAATCATTGAGAACAAAACTCACCTAACTCAGAATCGCAAGGAAATGTGCTGAATTAAAATTTAAGTTAAGGATAATTATGAATAAAGTTTTAATGGTGATTGTGGGGATCATTGTTCTTACGGGTTGTTCTTCTAAGTACAAGAGCGTTGAAGTCACGAAGAGCACAGAACTCTTGATAAAAAGTAAGCCGGTTGTGATTTCTGGTTCTGCTGACGGGAGTTATGAAGGGAAGCCTTACAGTGGTTCAGGCGAAGCGACGGCGCAAGCGGTCAGATCAGCTTTTTCCCGCTATACCGATAATGCTGTCATTGTTTCTCAGTGCAACGAGCTGGCGTGCCTGCAAAAGCACAACTCTCTGTCTGAGGGATATTATGTGGTCCCTCAAATTTTACACTGGGAAGACAGAGCAACTGAATGGTCAGGTATCCCGGATAAAATTGAGGTCAAGGTAACAGTGTTTAATGCTGCAACATCAAAAGTGATTGCCTCTACCATCCTGAATGGCAGTAGCAAATGGGCCACTTTCGGCGGGGATCATCCTCAGGATTTACTGCCTGAACCAGTAAATAATTACGTGGACAGCCTGTATTAAAACCTTTTCAGCCCCTGAGCCATTAACGGGAAGGGGTTTTCTCTGTGTGAGATCAAAAAATCAATCCTGCCCGTTGCGCTGACACGCTCCCCTGATAGGATGTGAATATTCGTTATTGCTGGGGAAATGGAATGAAAGTATTTTTTTTGGGATGCGCATTGTGGTTAATAACCGCCACAGCTGATGCCGCAGAAACCTACCAATGTAGTTACGCAAAAGCTAGTCTTGCAAATGGCGTCATGGGTAACATGAGCATACCCGTTCCTGCAAAAGTGGAAGTTTTAGGTGATTCAATAAAATTGCATCGCCCAGATGGAACATTTGTTTTTAGTCCACCTCTTACTCAAAACAAAGGGGCGCTAAAAATGATTGATGATGGTTCAAAAGTATATGCCGCAGCAACTGATGGCTCTAGCTTCGCTGTTTCTGACAGGATAGTCAAAGTAACGGAGCAGTGGGATAAGTGCCAAGTAATGCAAAAGGAAAGTGAACGGATAAAACCGATCGACAATCCAAAATGGCGAAATTTGACTACAGCGGAAAAAACGGCTGTAGAAAAAGCTATTACCGATAAATTAAAAGATCCTGATAGTGCTAAGTTTAAACATTCCCAATTTATATCCAATGGCAATGGTGAATATTGTGGATATGTCAATTCAAAAAATTCTTATGGCGGGTATGTTGGCAATACACCATTCCTAATAATGATCGTTGGTAAAGGAAGGGACCTCAATGCTGCCGTCATATCTTTCGGTAGCGATGAGAGCAAACAATTGGCTACTCAACAGGTATGTCAACAGATTGGATACTTCTGAAGCTTAATCGCAATATAATATCGAATTAAACCCCGCCATGTCGGGGTTTTTTAATGCCTGGAGAAAATTAAAATGGCCGAAAACGTAGGTGAAATTGTTTACATCATTCGTGCTGATACGGCGCAGTTGCTTAACGCCGGGCGTAATGTTGTCGATATGACTAACGATCTCCAGAGTAATTTTGATGATACCGACGAATCAGCAGATAATCTAAACACCACGCTTTCGAAACTCGCGGCGACCATCAAATTAATATTCGCTGCTGGTGCTTTGCGTGAGATGGCAAAAATGGTCCAGAGCTATCAGGAGATGGCCGAGCGCGTACAGATGGCGACATCGAGCCAGGCTGAATTTGAAAGCGTTCAGAAGCGCTTGCTTAACACCGCTAACGGGACTTACCGATCTTTAGCGGAGGCCCAGGAGCTTTATATTCGAAGCGCCGACAGCCTGCGCAGTATGGGCTATTCCACGGAACAGGCTATCGATGTCCAGGACTCAATGTCATATGCGTTCGTAAAAAACGCCGCCAGCGCAGATCGTGCTGAGTCAGCCATCAGCGCATTCACCAAAGCGATAAACACAGGGAAAGTCTCCGCCGATCAGTGGGAGTCCATCACAACTGCCATCCCAACGGTGATCAATGATATTGCCACCGCCAGCAAAAAAACCTCCGCCGAAGTGCGAGCGCTGGGCGCGGCAGGCAAGCTAACGGCATCAGATTTAAGCGAGGGTTTGCGGCAGTCACTTAATGAGAACGCAGCCGCAGCGGCGGGAATGTCCAACAACCTTACCGATGCTGGCGTGAGGATGAAAACGGCATTTACCGAGGTTTTGGTGGCAATCGAGGGTCAGACTGGCGCGCTACAAACTTTTACCAATGGTATTATTGCTGCCGCCGACACTATTCTTGAGTTTGGTCGGGACTCCGAAAGCATGGCTGGATTTATTGATACCGCCACTATTGCAGCGAAAGCATTTGCTCTTGTTCTGGCTGGGCGTTATGCAGGTGCTTTGAAAGCAGGGATAGCCAGTAAGATTCAGAACATCGCCGCGAACCGCCAAATGATAACTGCTGAAAATCAGGCGGCTCAAGCAGCGCTCTTTTCAGCCAATGCTACACAACGCAGATCGCTAGCAGATAAGGAAGCTGCGATTTCTGCGCTTAACCTTGCCCAAGCTGAATATAACGTAGCAAGGGGTAGCGCGGCGGAAATGTTAGCGCTCGATAACCTTATCGCCGCAAAGACAAGAGCAACCGCAGCCTCCATCGCGCTAGCTGAAGCAGAAACAGCACAGGCAGCAGCTACTGTGCGAGCTTCAGCCGCCGCAAGCGGTGCGTCTATTGGAATGGAGTTATTGCGTAATGCATTTTCGTTAATTGGTGGACCTGCCGGGGTAATAATGATCGCTGCTGGGGCTTTGCTTTACTGGTGGCAAAGCGCTAAACAGGCGAAAGAGGAAAGCATAAAGTTTGCTGACAGTCTGGATGATGTTATCGCCAGAATGAAAGAAATGAGTGCGATTCAATTGAAGGACACGCTATACAAAACAACTGACTCTATTCGTAATCAGAAAGATGCTCTAATGGACATGTACGACAGTCTTGACGAGTCACGAAAAAAGGCTGCTGAGCTTGAGAGACAACTACAAGGTCTTAAGAACTCAGGCGCTCCCGCGTATGTAATAGCTGAAGCTCAGGAAAGGCTGACAGGGGCGCTCGGTGAGACTTCAGGTAAAGCCGCTGAGGCTGAAAAAGCTTCACGAGAGTTAAGTGAAACTCAACGGAAACTCGTAGATATTCAAAAACAGTTAAATCAGACGATTCATGACTCAGAGTCTGCTTTTGAAACTCTATATGACAATCTGAAATACAAAATCCCGAAAGCAAATAATGCGGCAGTTGCCGCAATGACTTTAACAATTCAGACGCTTGATAGCTTGAATAAAAAAGCCGCCAGTACCGGGAATATACAACCTGTGGAACCGGAAGACTCCCCCGAAGCGAAGAAACTCATTCAGAACGCCGAACGCCGCCTTGCGCTTTCTAAACTGGAGGGTGAAGCCAGAGCCAAATTACAGGCTCAGTATGATGCCGAAGATGCCGGGATCGCTAAGGGCGACAAACTTGTCGGGACGCTACAGGACATGTATGCAGAAACCGAGCGGTTAACCAGCGCGCGAAAAGCCGCAAACAAGGAAGCGAAGAAGTCCGCTGACGACGCAACGCAATTTTTATCTCGTCAGCAGTCCGCACTGGAGCGACTCAACACCGGTTATGCCGATGGCTCGCTTGAACTGGCGAAGTACGATGCGGTTATGGCGCTGGGAAATAAAGCGACTGACGCGCAAATAGCTAAGGCTGAGCAGCAGGCCGACGCAATCTGGAGAAGTCAGCAGGCGATAAAGGCCGCTGCGGAGGAAGAGAAAAAGCGCACTCAGGCCAGTCAGAACTTCACCAGCCTGCAGGGGCAGGTGTCGCCGGTTGCCGCAGTGGATAACACCTATCAGGATCAGATGGCGCAGCTCAATGAGTACGTAACCCTTTATCCGCAAAAGATCGCAGAAGCCGAAGCGTTACGGGCCAGCATCGAGGAACAGTATCACCAGCGGCGCATGGCGGCCATGTGGGAAGAGTGGCAGCAGCAAAGCCAGATTAACAGCATGATTGGCGCTGCCGTAGACTCCTTACAGGGTGGGGCAACCAGCGCCATCACCGGCCTGATAAACGGCACTCAAAGCCTGCGGGAATCCTTCGCCAACATCGGCACCACGATTTTAAACAGCGTGGTGGGCAGCTTTGTACAGATGGGCATTGAATGGGCTAAAAGTCAGCTTATGGGACAGGCGGCTGCGGCTGCTTCTCTGGCGGCTACTACAGCCCAGGCTTCAGCTGCCGCAGCTGCATGGGCACCCGCTGCTATGAGCGCCTCCATCGCAACGTACGGTAGTGCCGCTGCGGTGGGGCAATCAGCGTACGCTGGTTCAATGCTGATGGCTAAAGGCATGGCGCTTGCCGGTGGTCGCCGTTACGGTGGCACGGTGTCTGCTGGCAATGCCTATCGCATTAACGAGGATGGACGCTCAGAGGTATTCCAGACTACCGGAGGTCAGCAGATATTCATGCCGAACAAGTCAGGGAAGATCATTCCAGCAGATAAAGCAGGCGGGGGTGGCGTTGTTCAGCACATCACATTTGAAATCAACACTACCGGCGGTATCGACGATGCCACTATAAAGCAGATGGAAGGGATGATGAAGCGGGTCGCATTATTCCAAATAAGCGACCAGGCTTCACGTCCTGGCGGATTAATTCAGCCGCGAAACAAGCGGTAAGTCATTTCTTTTCGACAAGTTTTGCAAATTTCTTCGCAACCTCAACGAAATAGTCGTAGTCGGTGAATCCAGGGTCTGACGAATACTCATCACCAGCCATTAATTCAACGGTTTTGTATTCTTTCCAGGCTGTCTGAATTTTTTCCGCTTCAGTGCTGCGGGAGTGCCAGCAGAGAGTATCTACTTGTTTTTGGGTGACAGGAATCCTGACGTTCATCCGCTGCGATATTTTCTCTATATGCGACAGTACGCCGATATATACCGGCTCGGCGGCTTTATTGCGTTCATTTCGGTAAGCATCGCGCTTGCCAAGTTTTCTGCCAATAAAGAAAGTCACAATCCCTATTGCCGGAGATAACAAACCAAACAGAGGTGAAATATGGCTGATTTTATTGAGCATTATTCATGGCTCCTGTGGCTCCTCTTTCCTCTATTAACACTGATTGTAGGATACATGAGTGGTCGGGGCTGGTTAAGTTAACAAGGAGCAGATATGCCTGAAATCTTCATCTGGAAACCTCAACGCGGCTACAGCGCCGAACGCACCCCTAACGTTGCTGTCGTCAAACTCGGTGACGGTTACGAGCAACGCCAGAAGAAAGGCATTAACCCGCTGATGGCTAAATACTCGCTGACGTTTCGCGGCGTTAATGGATCTTGCCGCGTGAACCCGGCGAAGCAGGCCGAGGCGTTTCTGACAGCACGCATGGCGGTGGAGTCGTTCTACTGGACGCCATCGGATACGGGGGTGCAGGCGCTGTTCGTCTGCCGCTCCTGGAGCATGACAAAGACCGGGCCGCTCTATGAACTGACGGCCACGTTTGAACAGGTACCTCGGTAAGGAAATAGTTATGAAATTTGCAGAATTGCCGGAATGTTTGATCGAAGAGGCGGCGAAAACTCTTTCCCGGGAGCTTGAAGGAATGGTGACATGGGATGAACGAAAACGAACGGATAAAGCCAGGGAAATTGCCGAATCCGTTCGTGAGAGTTTCATTAAACTGTGTGATGAAAATTAATTTCTCTCTTCATCTTCTTTTTTGAAATGTTGTACCGCCTGGTCATATATGGATAGCAAAGCAGTAATATTCCCGCCTGAATAAACGGGTACTCTCTGCGCCCTGACCAGTTCAATCAACAATGCATATGCCGATTCTTCAGGTGAGTCTTTAGGATTTACCAGTCCGGACATAAAACCTCCTTTTTAATATGGAAATTCCAGCCTAACTACAGTTAGCACTTTTTAACATCCTGATATTCGAACAGTAGCCACCTCCGGGTGGCTTTTTTATGGGAGATTTTCGTGCGCGACATTCCACCAGAGCTAATTATCGAAAGCGTCGACGCCGGAGTTGGCGCTTTTATCGATCTGTTTGAACTCGACCTCCGGCCTTACGGCGGGAACCTGGAACGCTTTCACTCCGGTACCAACGGCTTTTACAACAACGTTATCTGGCGCGGTAACGCCTATCCCGCTTACCCGATCGCCATCGAAGGCTTCGAAAGCCGGAACGAGGGTACTTATGCGCGCCCGGCCATGGCAGTAGCGAACGTCACAGGTATGATTTTTGGGTTAAACCATGATTTCGACGATCTGCTGGGCGTGGTGATCACCCGTCGCCAGGTGCCGGTGAAGTATCTGGACGCGGTTAACTTTCCCAACGGTAACCCGGATGCCGATCCCACCATGGAGGCGGTATCCCGTTACGTTGTCGAGGAGATGACCGAAGAGACGTCAGAGCAGGTGACTTATTCTCTCGCAACGCCGGTGGACTGCGACAACGCCATTATCCCGGCGCGGACTATCCTGGCGGATGTGTGCCAGTGGGTTTATCGCGGTACCGGCTGCAACTACGACGGGCCGCCGGTCGCTGATGAACGGGACAACCCGACCAGCAACCCGGCGCTGGATAAATGCTCTCACCGCCGCACAGGTTGCCGCTTCCGGTACCCGCGACCGTACCCCATGCCAATCAGCAGTTTCCCCGGCTCTCAAAAGGTTTCCTGATGCAGGAATTACTCGAGTATGCGGCCTCGTCGCAGGATGAAGTGTGCGCGCTGATTATCGACGACACCCGCGTGTACCCATGCCGTAACGTACATCCCGATCCGGCTCACCATTTCCGCATCAGCGACGCTGACTGGCTGGCAGCAGAGGAGGCGGGGGAGGTCACGGCTGTCTTTCACTCGCACCCGCAGCCGGTACCTGTGCTGTCAGGTGCTGACCGCGCCATGCAGGTTATGACAGGCCTGCCCTGGTGGCTGGCGTGTAACGGCGAGCTGCGAAAGTTCCGCCCGGTAGCGCATCTGCTTGGCCGCCGGTTTGAGCATGGTGTGACAGACTGCTACACGCTGTTTCGCGATGCGTATCATCTGTGCGGCATCGACCTTCCGGACTTCAAAAGGACCGAAGGTTGGTGGCTGCGCGGGGAGAATCTCTACCTGAAGAACCTGTCGGCGAACGGGTTTCATCAGATTCCCCCCAGCGAGGCCCGGCCCGGTGATGTGATTATCCGTCAGCCGTTCCCGGGTGCCGACCCGTGCCATGCGATGATCCTGCTGGACGATAACATGGTGCTTCATCACGACCACGCCGGGCACCTCAGCAGGCGTGAACCCTTCCGCATGGCTTACGTGAAACAAGCCCATTCCATCTGGAGGCATCACCGGTGCTCATCTTTAGATTTGCGGGGCATTTCCGCCGACATTTTCGCCAGGTCACATTAAACGTTGATACCCCCGCGCAGGGGCTGCGCCTGCTGCTGGCCCAGTGCCCGGAATTCAAAAAAGACTTTCTCAAATCACGGGTGCGCATCCGCGTGGCGGGCGAAGACGTTGCCGCCGATTCGATGCGCTGGCATCTGGACAGGCGTCTGGATGCTGGTTCAAGCGTGCTGTTTGTGCCGGTGGTGGAGGGGGCAATTACCGCAGCCGCCGCCGCGTGGATCGCAGTGGCGGTAAGCGTTGCCTCCATTGCCTACAGCGTTTACATGTCCCGCAACATGAAAACTAAAACCTCAGCCGAGGCGGCGGAAAACAACACCATCACAAACAACTCTTTCACCAGTGCGGAGAACCGCGCCGGGCAGGGGCGGCCTGTGCCGATCCTGCTCGGGGAGATGGTGGTGGGCTCTAACGTCATTTCCCTTGGTATCGACACCACAAACAACCAGGACTGGACAGAATCAATAAGCTAAGGCGGAAATATGTCATCAGGCGGCGGCAAGGCATCGACTCCCAAACTTCTCGACGATAACCTCAAATCAAAACAGTTTTACCGCGTGCTGGATCTCATCAGTGAAGGTCCGATTTACGGACCGGTTGACCAGTCGTATCTTTCTTCTTTCATGCTGAATAAAACGCCCATCACCGATTCTGCCGGCAACGTCAGCGTGAACGGCGTGAGCGTTGCTTGGCGCCCCGGCTCGGAATTCCAGAGCCCGATTAACGGCTTTTCCGCCATCGAGGCGACCAGCATCGTTAACACCGAGGTGACTTTCAACACGCCACTGGTCCGCACAATCACCGATCAGGACGTCACGCGCGTGCGGCTGAATATCGGTGTGACGGGCCTGGTCGAGCAGGATACGAAAGGGAACCAGAAGAACACCTCTGTGACGATGGTGATCGAAACCCGCGTTGCCGGTGGCGCGTTCACACTGCAGAAAACCGTTACGATCGGGCCAAATAAAATATCTGGCGAATATCTGGAGGCGCACGTCATCGAGGCACCGGCAACGAAACCCTTCGATATCCGCGTTCGCCGCATCACGCCTGACAGCAACAGCGACCTGCTGTCCAACGGTACTATCTGGAACAGCTACAGCCAGATTACTGACGACAACCTGAACTACCCGTTTTCGGCTATTGCCGGTGCAGTGATTGATCGTGACCAGTACAGGGACACCCCAAGCCGCACCTATCACCTGCGTGGCCTGATTGTGGACATTCCTGACAACTACGACCCGATTACCAGAACCTATTCGGGGTTGTGGACTGGCGGATTCAAAAAAGCGTGGACGAACAACCCGGCATGGCTCTTTCGCGAACTGGTGAAAAATACGCGCTTTGGCCTGGCCCGGCGCGCGGGCTATATCGATGTCGACGACGGTGCGCTTTATATCCTTTCACAGTATTGCGATCAGCCGGTGAATGACGGCTACGGTGGGAAAGAACCGCGTATGACGCTGAACGCCTACATCACCGAGCAGGCCAGCGCCCGCGATATCCTGGATAAAATCGCCGGGATGTTCCGGGGCATAGCCCTCTGGGATGGCCTGCGTCTCACTGTCATGCTGGATACACCTCAGGACCCGGTGGCCACCATTACCAATGCGAATGTTGTCGACGGGAAATTCAGCCGCAGCTCAGTTAAACGGGCCGAAAAATACAACGCGGTGGTGGTGTCCTGGACCGATCCGGATAACGGCTGGGAGCAGGTAAAGGAGTATGTTTCCGATGATGCGATGATCGCGCGCGGGAACTATAACGAGACAACGCTGGAGGCGTTCGGCTGCACTTCACGCGGGCAGGCCTGGCGAGCCGGGAAATGGCTGCTGGAAACCGCAAAGCGTGAGAGTAGTCGGTTAACTTTCCAGATGGCCCGGGATGCAATCGCCTTCACGCCCGGCGATGTCGTGGAAATCATGGATAACGACTATGCCGGTACGCGGCTGGGCGGGCGTATTGTTTCGCACTCCGGCGCGAACATAACCGTTGATGCCGATGTTTCCAGTCTGGTTTCGCCAGGCGACAACATGTCACTTATGGGCAGCAGCGGAAAGTTTTTGAAATACCCCATCCTGAGCGTGTCCGGGCGCGTCATTACCCTGCGCAGCGTTCCTGCCTGGGTGCGTGACGGCACTGTGTTTGCAATATCCATCAGTGAAATATCGATCCGCCTTTTCCGCATTCTGAGCATTGCCGAAACGGAAAATAACTCGGTTTACAGCATCACTGCGGGGCAGCACGACCCGAACAAACAGGCCATCGTGGACGAGGGCGCGGTTTTTGAAATGCCGACCGACACCCTGAACGGCTACCGGGTGCCGAACATTGAGAACCTTCGCATCCTTAACACCAACAGCGAAACCGTGCAGGTAACGGCGACCTGGGAAACCGCCACCACAACTAAAAAGCTGGTGTTCGAACTGTATGTCTATAACGAAAGCGGGGCGGTTGTAGCACAGTATGAAACCGACCAGTTTCGCTATGACTTATACGGACTCAATGCCGGGAATTATATGCTCGGGGTGCGTGGCCGCAACGAGAACGGAATGAAGGGTGCCGAAACACAGGTAAACCTGATTATCGGCGCGCCACTGGCACCTTCATCCGCTATCTGGACACCCGGTATTTTCTCAGCAGATGTCGTCCCGGTTATGCGCGTAACCGCCACCTCCGATACCACGTTTGAATTCTGGTACGGCGGTGAGCATCGTGTCGTTAATTCCGCGCTTGTCGAAGACCAGACGCAGTTCCTCGGGCGCGCCAGTCAGTGGAATTTGCATGGACTGAAAGCGGACACAACGTATTACATGTACGTGCGTACCCGTAACGCGTTTGGTGTCTCCGGTTTCGTTGAGGCCTCAGGCCAGGCGTCGTCAGATATCCCGGGCATGCTCGATTACATCGATGAAGCCGTACGCGATTCTGAGGCATTCAAAAATGTGCAGGCCGGGATCGATTACAGCCTCGAAGCAACTATGCAGAGCACGCTCGCTCAGGTGGAGGGTGCGCAGATCCAGTATGAGCAAGTCGGTGCTGCCCGTGCTGAAATATCGCAGGTGAAAATCACCATTGCCGATGCGGACAGGGCTTTTGCTCAGTTCCAGGAGCTTGTTGCCGTGCAGTTTGGCGAAAACGCCGCTGAGATCCTGGAGGTCAAGACAGCTCAGGCGACCGCAGACGAGGCATTTGCCGAGTACCGGCTAGAAGTGGCCGCATCGTTCCATGATGTGGACAGTTCTATTGTGACCATTCAGGAAGCACAGTCTTCAGCTGAACAGGCCTTTGCGCAGTACCAGACGCAGGTATCTACCCAGTTCGGAAACCAGCAGGCAGCCATTAACCAGAAACTGACATCGGTTATTACCGATAACGGTACTGCGAAGGTTTCTTACACGCTGAATCTTGGCGTACGGCGCGGTGAGCAGCTCTATAACACCGGCTTTGGAATGTCGCTCGAGCCAAACGGCAGCGGAGGGTATAAATCGACTGCAGTCTTTGCTGCTGACCAGTTTGGTATTTATTCCGGCAGCGATCCGGGTAGTTATGAAGCCGCGTTTTTCGTGTTTAACGGCCAGGTGTTTTTGCGGTCGGCGTTTATCCAGAATGCCAGCATCGATAATGCAAAAATCGGCCAGTACATCCAGTCAACAACCTGGGACGGCACAGGCAATGTCGGCTGGCATGTCAATAAAAACGGGTTTGCATATTTCACCGGCGTAACCATTAAAGGGACTGTTTATGCCAGCGCCGGCTCGTTCACAGGAACGGTGTATGCAACTGACGGGCGGTTCACCGGGGTGGTTGAAGCGAGCAGTTTTATCGGTGACGTGGCTAACGGCATGGTGTTTAGTGATACCGGACAGGCAGCAACTAATAGTCGCTCGTTTCAGTATGTGGACAGTGCTACGACGAATTTATCAAAGCAGATCGTTGTTTTTGCTGTTGTCACTCACTTCAATGGTACCCAGGGCGGGTCAGCTGTGTCGTCAAACACTAACGTAACCATAAATATCAACGGTAGTGTACGATCATTGGTTGTTTCTGGACCGCAGCTCAATGCGGCAGGGAACACAACAACAACTGTGATGCACAGCATCCGAACGACGGATCGTGTTATTAACTGTACAGTTCAGGCGATAGACATCGCAGGCCTTTCGGGGAGTAACAAAATCGAATCGCCTACCATGCTGGTTTTGCGTGGTTCTGGGGCTTTCTCTCAGACAGCGTAACTATGCACAACTGAAATAACGTACCACTCAATCAAACCCCGCTCCGGCGGGGTTTTTTTACGCCTGTAATCAGGAGAAATTATGTCTGCAGGAACCCTTAAACTTACCAACAACTCAACAGCGGTTGTTGGTACCAGCACTGTATTCACCACAGATTTAAAACCGGGCGATTTCATCACCGCGACAATCGGCGGAGTGTTGTACACACTGCCGGTTGATACGGTAACCAGTAATACGGCCGCCACACTGGTCAGCGCGTTCACCGGGCCAACTACCACCGGCGCGGCGTGGGCGGCGGTGCCGCGCAAGACCATGAACCAGGTCACCGCCGAACTGGTCGCACAGTCGACCGAGGCACTGCGTGGACTGCTGACCGAAAAGGGTGTGTGGACAAACTTCTATACAGCACCGGGGGATATTACTGTTCAGCTTACCCCCGGCATGCCCGCTGTAACCGGGCCTGGCTGGCAGAAAATGGCCTCACTGGTTGGTTCTTCGCAACAGTGGCGTGGCGCGTTGCCAGCAACGCCAAACCTGAACAGTTACGGGCCAGTTCAGAATTTTGTCGGCTCATGGGGAATGGGTACGTCAGCCGGTGCCCAGCTGGTAAATAATTTTCCTGAAGCTAACGCTGTCGGCCTGCTCGAGGTTTTCGCCGGTGGGCAGTTCGGCGGTACCCAGCGTTATACGGTCCGCAGCGGTAATGTCTATGTGCGCTCCCTGACGGCTTCTTGGAACGGAACGGACGGCCCCTGGGGTGACTGGCAACCGGTGGGCAAAAAGACGCTTAATGATTTGGGGCTTGGATTAAGTGCAATACCAACACTTAGCTCCTTTGACTGGCAACAAGTTGATGCTCTTTCCGGGCAGATGTACCGCGTAGCTGTTGAGAACATGGTTAATTTGCCATCAGGCATCAGTTATACAACTGGCACAGGCGTGTTTGTCCTGATAAATGGCTCATCATCTGGGGGTACAAGATTCAGCGTTGAAGTTATCCCGGACACTGCGACAGATTCCAACTACAAAATCTATAAGGTATTAGTAGTGGGTGCCAAAGGCTCACGAAATTTCAGCATACGACAGGTCTTTACGAATACCGATACCGTGCCCGTCGCGAACGGGGGAACCGGGGGGACAACGCAGGCTAGCGCACGTAATGGCCTGGGCCTGGGTAACTCGTCTACCCGTAACGTTGGGACGGCAGCTGGGACAGTAGCTGCCGGAGATGATGCACGACTGAACAGCCTGGAAGGTAAGTCTGGCGGCACGATGCTGGGGCAGATTGTGAACACCCCATCCACTGCCCAGGGCGAAACCAAAACCGCGCCGTATAACACTTTCATTCAGTATTCAGCAGCGTTACCGCTTTTTACGCATGTCGCTTCATCAACCATTCAGAAAACTGGTGGCGTAGGTTCACAGTTCACACTGGGCTTCTCATTTGGTGGGTATATCGGCAGCGCCGGTACCGCTGACGCATCCGGCCCGATGCTGGTCAGCTCTGACGGCCAGGTCTACACAAAATACTGGAACTTTGTGAACGGCTCGGGTGGGATTAACACGGCCAACGGCGGGATACTGCCCACAGTGTGCGACATCAGGCTTAAAGACAATCCACGGGATGCGCAAGCCGGTGGACTGACCCGCATTCTCAGCATAAAGCCCCGCGAATTTAACTGGAAATGGGACGGACGTCATGACCGTGGGTTTATTGCGCAGGAACTGGAAAAAGTCGATCCGCTCTATGTATTCGAGGCTGGTGGCGAAGACCCTGACGAGCCAATCCTCAATTTGTCGCACATCGCGATAATTTCTGACCTGGTGGCTGCCGTTCAGGGGCTACATGAACAAAATGTGACGCAACTGGATGAAATTACGTCACTCAGACAGGAGCTGGACGAACTGAAAGAAAAAGTGGATCAACTCATCGCTAATTAATACAGCCCGTTACGCCTGCCTCAGTATTCGCTTTTTATATCAGAAAAGGTGAAGTGATCAGGCCGGATATCCGTATTAACATGCCTCTTTACCTGAAGCTGTTAACCGGAGGGACTACTATGCGACCGTTGATTACTCATGATGAAATCGAGCTCCTGAAGCGTGATTTGGATACGTTAGGGGAACAAAACCTCGTCGGCATTGAAGCGTACGAAGCGCTGCACCTGCTTGAGATGCGTCGGCAGACAGCCAAGCTTGAGTTTATTAAACGAGCACTTGAAGGCAGGGAATAG